AACTGATGAAATTTATCAAACAATCTAGTCAAGTAATCTTTGTCTGTTTGCGATAACTTATTTATTTTTTGATATATTTCATCAGGTATATCTATTAAGTCATTTAAAATTTCTATGATAGGAGCTACATAATAGATATTTTATTCATTTGTTTAGAAATATTAAAAATATTACAATTCATGTAGAGCCACCATTGCGTGAGGGAATAAATTGTTCTATATATTATGATATATTAATTGCGTTTATCAATAATAACCATGATATTAGTATTACAATACCATTAGATAATGATAATATTGTACCTCTTGAGTATATTTTTAAACATGTACAATTCAAAAATATACTTTCTGTTCATATCAAAGAAACTTCAAATAGTCGTTTGTTTGTTAGTTCTTTGAAGAAAAAACATAGAATTAAATTTATTTTATTTTGATTTACTTAAAGATTATTCTTTATATTTTTTTATGACTACAGTTACTATTAGCGCGAATGCTACTATTAATGAAAGTAATGTTATTATTAATGAAGAAACAATCAAAGTTATTAGTAATGACAAATTTAAAGATAGAATAACAGTACACACTTTTGAACCAGGGAAACCAGAAAAAAAGTTTAATTTTGATTATTCTGAACTTGTGAATGGATATTTATGTGGTGATGATAGATTTATTTCGTTTATTTCAAAAAGATGGGTATATTTTATTAGTGCTGGAGGTAAATTATTTTATTTTTATAACAAAGCAGAAAAGAAAGAAACCAATGACAAAATAAATGTTATTAAATTTGATTCTGTTGATAAGATATATTGTAATAGAAAACAAGTAAAAGATTTTGATCCAATATATCCATTCTTTGGTGATCCCGCACCATCAAGTGAAAAAGACTTATTAGCTGTAATAAATACTATTGTCAGCACTCCTACCATTTAGTTTTTTTTACATTTATTTTCTGTCCCTGACCTCTTTTTTTTACATTGTTCGGATCATATTTTTCATCTTCATCATCTGACCCCATATTTTTAGACATTTCCCAAAACTCTTTACTTCCTAACTTGAAATCACTATGATGATCAGCCTTGTACCAAAACACTTGTTCTTCTAACTTATTGGATTTAGCATTGTTGTTTATTACTAAACATTCATAATTCTCTGTACATTGATCCATCACTTGACTGAATGATTCAAACGTAGGAAACATACCCGCATAATTTTCATAGATACGTTTTCTATTTGCTATATAAGGCTCTCTCAAGATAAAAACAAAATCTATATTGGTTCTTAATGTAGGTGGAATACCTAAAGGATACTGCATAGTAATAATCAACATAATCTTCCAATGTCTTCCATTCATAAATAATAATCTCATCATCTTATCTCTTGACCATGTATTGTCATACAAACAATCATCCAATATAACAAATGCTCTCGGATCTATATTGGATTTTTTATAGGTTTCTACTTCTTTTTTTACTTGTTTCAACACTTGTCTTTGTCTTTTTAATATATTTTCTATAATGGCTGTATTATATTCATTATGAATAAATAATTTAGGAATTAATTTTCCATAAAAACCATTTCCTTCTTCTGTTCCAGCTACAACTGTACCCAAGGGTAAATCTTGATGATAATACAATAAATCTTTTACTAAGAAAGATTTACCGGTATCTCTTCTACCGATTAAAACAACCACAGGTCCCTTTGTTTCATTTGGTTTGAAACTAATAGATTTCATATCAAATTTTTTTAACTCTAATGTCATATACTACAAATATATTATATATAATCTTTTTTTTACGAATTATAAGTTTAAAATCAATTTAAATTATGTATTTGTTTATTTAATGGAAAATACTGTAAACTACATAAAACGTAAAAACAAAAAACTATTCAAAGATTTAGAAACTTCTTCATTAAAAATATCCAATTTACAAACCTATCATCCAATTTATAGTGATTTTTTTAACTTGAACAGTACGAATTACAATTCTGTTGAATTCACCAATCATGTAAGTATTTCAGGTATAAAAGAAGTTGTAAATGACAATCATTTGTCTTGTATCATAACAAAAGACACAGAAGAAGAAGTTGTAGAAGTTTACTGTAAACATTCTCCTTTACTAGACCCTTTCAAATACATGATCGGAAAATATACTATTGAAGATAAATTGTACAATCTACCTAGTATTGAGAATACGGATTTAGTTCATCCAAAAATAAATTCCATGTATAATAGTTCTTATGTGGACTCTTTCTTTGTTTACTTGAGTCATCAATTATTACACAAAAACAATTTTATACATGGATTGAATTTTTATGGAAACTATTTAGCCATTAAGGAAGACTTTGCCTTGGATGTATTGGATGATATTGATTATATTACAAAATATCACTTTTTTAATAAAAACAAGAATGTTTTGTTTGATGTTCCACATTTTCACCTGAATAATCAATTCTCTAAACCTGCTATACAGATTGGATCTATCAAGTCGGTTATTTCTGTTGAAGACCTGGATGAGATAGATGACAGTAAAGAAGAAATAGAAGAATCTGTTATTGAAGAAGTAAAAGAGATTGTTATTGAAGAAAGTGAAGAAATAGAAAAATCTCCTGTGAGTTCTAGCAATTGTTCTTCTAGAACTTCTTATACAGATGACAATGAAGGAGGGAAAGAAGGTAATAGTGAGGAAGATGGAGAAGAAGATGAGGACAGTGTGTACTCTGATTTTAGTGATGAGAAATTAATGGCGTATATCAAAAAAATGCCTATCAATATGATTTTCATGGAAAAATGTCAAAATACCATGGATAGCTTGTTTACAGAAGAAGAATTGGACGTAGATGAATGGATTGCTGCTGTATTTCAAGTTATTATGATTTTGATTACTTATCAAAAGAGCTTTCAATTTACACACAATGATTTACATACAAACAATATTATGTATCAAACAACAGATAAGGAGTATCTTTATTACACATATGATAGCAAACATTACAAGGTAAAAACATATGGTAGAATATTTAAAATCATTGATTTTGGCAGAAGTATTTTTACTATAAATAATAAATTATTTTGTAGTGATAGTTTTGATAAAGATGGTGACGCATCTACCCAATATAACTTTCCTCCTTTTTTTAATCCCAAGAAAGAATTATTAGAACCTAACTATAGTTTTGACTTGTGTCGTTTGGGTTGTTCTATATTTGATTTTGTGTTTGATGATATAAGTGAAATAGAAGATGATCTAGATGATTTTCAAGAATTGATTGTGGATTGGTGTAAAGATGACAAAGGTGTGAATATATTGTATAAAAAATCTGGAGAAGAACGATATGAAGATTTCAAATTGTATCGTATGATTTCTAAAAATGTTCATAATCATGTTCCTTCTGAACAATTGAAGAAAAGACAATTTACTAAGTATCTAACAAAAAAAATTCCTAGTAATGCTTATCATTTTAATATAGATGAAATTACTACGTTTTAATGTAGTAGATGAAATTACTACGTTTTAGTTTTCGTTTTCGTTTATTAAGAAGCCGATAAAACATCCTTGAATAAGAAATAACTAATGAAAGAAATAAATATATTAAAATCTCTCAAGCATGATTTTGTTTCTTCTTCTTTTACAAATGTATCTATCTTTTTTGCTTCCTTGTTGAATACATAAACATTGTAATACAAACACACACAACACATGGAAAAGACAAATATATCTAAGCTAAAATTCAAATTGTTTTCGTACATTTCATCTTTAAACTTTTCTGCTAGTTGTTGAAACATATCCTTTATGATAATTTTGTACTGAATAAATTTAGAAACAGAAATAGAACCAGGATGTGTATCTATGATATTCAATAAATTAATTCCTAGTTTGATATGAACATTTGTTATTCCATGTAATTTTGTTTCTTTTTTATTTATCGGTCTCATTTGAAACGAATAAATAAACGATACGAATGAAAGAATCAGAAGAAGTCTCATGTTTTTTTGAAGACTGTAATTTATAAAAAATTATTCAATTTTTTTATAATAATAAAATTCAAACGTATATTTTTTACCTACTACATAAACATTGATACTTTCTTCTTGTTCATACAAAAATCCTGAGTTGATCATTTCTTTTTTTAATTCTATTATTTTGGGTTCATGAAATTGTTTTAATTGTTCTATTGTTTGAGAATGTATATACAGAATACTTTCTACTCCTGCTTTTATCCTATTCTTGTTTTCTATTTTTAACGCATGAGATATATCTTTTATTTCTTCTAATGTTAATTTTATTGTAGATTCATACAAATCTTCTCTACTCATTTGGTTAGTAATTAAACAGAAAATTTTTTTACAAAAAGAATAATACATTTATTATATTAAAAAGATCTGATTATATATTTTTATGATTATTGATTTACGTGAACAATATGTTTCTAATCAATTAGAATGTAACATGGCGTTGTTTTGTAATGATGAATTAGAATTACAATACTTTACTTGGAATGATGTTGAATACAAAATTTCTTCTTACGAAGAAAAAGAAGGAATTTATATTTGTTGTCTTGATGATATTTATATTTTACCGAATTGTTTGACATGGTATAAAATAAAAAATTGAAATTTATTTTTGATAGTATAGTTTGTATACTTGACGAAAATGAATTTCTTTTGGATATTCTTTGTTGTGGTTGCCAGTGGAAATGTGTTGGAAGAAATTCATTTGTTGAAGAATGTTTATCAACAAATGAGTATGCTAGAAAAACGTGTATCGGTCATAAAATATATTCACAAGGAAAAGGTAAATTACGATTTGATGGAGGAAGTGACAACATTTGATTTGTATTGTGGGAATAAAATGCCAATGAGTTGTTACAAAGAAATACAGCAAAAGATCTATTTGTATGGTGATCAGTCAGTCCTGAATAAATGCCAATTGACAAAAGTAGAGAAATTATTACAGAGTTGGAAATACATGAATACAGAATATGTGAACTTGAAAATTGTTTTGTTTGAAATCATAGCTACTTATACCAACGATGAATTTGTTTTGGAAGAATTGTACAGCAAATATGTTTCCAAAGAAAATGTGTTACAAATGATGAAGGACTTGTTATTTAGTGTTCAAGAAGGAAAATGTGTGAATTGTTATTCATTATAAACTTGAGAATAGATTACATATCTTTATACTACAACTTTCTACTAACAATCCATTCGCATAAATACCATCATTAATCGTTTCATCTGAATTTTCTAAAGCGAAATGATAAACATTGTGTTTTCCTGATTTATAATATACCACTGTTTTTTCATCTATAAAAGAAGGCAAACGTATTTTACCGTTTGTGTATTCTATCTTTTTATTGAAAGATAATATTTTTTCTTCTTGTTCTTTGGTTATTTTGTCTACTAAAGAACAATGTCTTCCTGTTAAAATCAAATCTCTGGATAAATCTGTGAACACTTCTTGAGTATATTTATACAATTGATCAGGTAATCTCTTTTTAGAAGCAGGATTATTGAATGATTTTTTTATGATTATTTTTATGGGTTTGTATTTACCATCTACTGTTTTTACCATATCTCCTTTGTTCAAATATTCTACTGGAACATATCCTTTGTCTGTTAGGATCTTTGATCCTTCTTTAAAGCATGGTAAAGGTGTTGGAGTAGGAGTAGGAGTTGGTGTAGGAGTTGGTGTTGGGGTTGGTGTTGGTGTTGGTGTTGGTGTTGGAGTTGGTGTAGGCGTAGGTGTTGGTGTAGGTGTAGGTGTAGGTGTAGGCGTAGGAGTAGGAGTAGGAGTTGGGGTTGGGGTTGGTGTTGGGGTTGGTGTAGGCGTAGGTGTAGGTGTTGGGGTTGGAGTAGGCGTAGGTGTAGGTGTTGGGGTTGGAGTAGGAGTAGGAGTAGGTGTAGGAGTAGGAGTAGGAGTAGGAGTAGGAGTAGGAGTAGGAGTTGGTGTTGGGGTAGGAGTTGGGGTAGGTGTAGGTGTGGGAGTTGGTGTTGGGGTTGGAGTGGGAGTTGGTGTTGGTGTTGGGGTAGGTGTAGGTGTAGGTGTTGGGGTAGGTGTTGGGGTAGGTGTTGGTGTAGGGGTTGGTGTTGGGGTAGGAGTAGGCGTTGGTGTAGGTGTTGGAGTTGGAGTTGGTGTTGGAGTTGGTGTTGGAGTTGGTGTTGGAGTAGGTGTTGGTGTTGGTGTTGGGGTTGGAATAGGATAATCATAAATGGCAGGTGAAGTTGCTTGAGAAGCTACATACAATGTAGAATTTCTATCACTAAACGTAAGTCCGCCTGTTGCAGAATTATACGGAATTGAAGCAAAAATACCTGATGAATCATTCGTTAATGAGTAATAATTAATAGTTCCATCAGCATAATATAACGTATTTGTATATGAGTCTACTGCTAATCCATAAATTGTGTTTGGGGATGTTAATAATTGACTAATTGTATAATCATTATTAGCAACTGTTATTTCAAAAATTACATTTTCTGTTGTTCCTGAAACTCCTGATACATAAATTGTGTTATTATAGGAAGTTACATACATATTTTGATAAGCAGAAGTAGTTGAAGTATAAATATTAATAACACTTGAACTATTAATTTCATTATTGCTTGGTTGTGCTGTTAATAAATCTATAAAACATAAACGTTGTGGGTAATCATAACATGTAGAGTATAAAACATTATTACAAATTGTTAATTGATATGGTGTATATAAATAACTAATACCTTGTACAAAATTATAGATAGAACTAGAAGGGTTATCTATTACATATTTAGAAATAATTCCTTGTGATTGAGGACTGTAACTACCACCATTATTAATATTTGCAATATATAAATTATTACTATTATCTATTGCCACCCCATATGAACCAATAGTACCTAGTGGTGGTGAATAATCAGACCAAGGAACATTGTAAAGATCAATATAACTTACATTATTTGTAGTTAAATTTATTACTTGTATTTCTCCTACTGAACCGGAAGAATTTCCATTACCATCTATAGTTCCTTGAGCTACATATAAATTGTTACTATTGTCTATAGCCATACCAAATGGTAAATTTGAACAATCTACCAAATAGTTAGGTGGAGCTGTAATTGCCAAAGTTGTAATACTATATTCACCAGTACTATTACCACCTTTAGAAGTGCCTTCTGGAACACATAATACATATAAATAATTTTCATAAACACATAAAGTTATAGGTATTGCTCCTAAATTACCTGACCAATTACTATTATAACTTTGCACTGTTGGTAAATTATTAACTATATCTCCTATAATTAATTGATCAATACAATTATTACTATTATCTGCTATAAATAAATAGTTATAACTATTATTAGGCGAACTATAACTTGCTAATATATTGTAAGGTATAGTAGAATTTATATAAATGTTAGATGTAAACCAGTTTAATGTATTATAAGTATTATTTATTGATGAAACAGCAATTGTTAAAGGATCTGACAAATTATTACTATTATTAGCATATACATAATTATTACAAACTGTAAATACTACACCATTATTTAAACTACCATCAAAAAATGAATTTATAATATTAAATGGATGTGGTGGATTTCCCGCAAAATTCCCTGTAAAACTTCCTTCAAATATATTAAAATATTGAGAATTAGAATATGTTGGATTATTATAATATAAATTATTACCTATACTATATAAATTTGAATATCTATAATTAAAACTACTATTATTTTGTGAATACAAAAAAGTATAAGTGGTACTTGTAAGATTAAAACAAAATAAAGCACCGGATGAATCTTGATTAGTAGTAACATATAAATTATTACTCATATCTCCTGTTAATGAAAAAGGAGATGTAATTGAAACTTCACTATTATTTAAAAAATTTAGATAACTAAAACTTAAATTATTATTTGATAGAGTTATATTATTTGATATATCTATTTGAATAATATTTGTTTGGGTAGAATTTGTCATAAATAAAGTAACATTATTTTCATATTCATATACATAAATACTTGAAGTATAATTACAAGTTATATCAGGATTACCATATAAATTAATTGTTGAAATAATAGGTGTTCCAGACATATATTATATTATTATATTATAATTTTGAAAATAAATTACAAATCTTTATGCTACAACTTTCTACTAACAATCCATTCGCATAAATACCATCATTCATTTTTTCGTCTGAATTTTCTAAAGCAAAATGATATACATTGTGTTTTCCTTTTTTACTATAGACCGTTGTGTTATCATCTATAAAAGAAGGTAATCGCGTTTTGTTATTTGTATACTGTAACTTTTTATTGAAATCCAATATTTTTTCTTCTTGTTCTTTGGTTATTTCATCTACTAAAGAACAATGTCTTCCTGTTAAAATCAAATCTTCAAATAAATCTGTGTATATCTTTTTTGAATATTTGTATAATTGATCAGGTATTCTTTTTGTAGAAACAGGATTATTAAATGATTTTTTTATGATTGTTTTTATTGGCTTAAATGTTCCGTCCGCGGTTTTTACCATATCTCCATTGTTTAAATATTCTATTGGAACGTATCCTTTGTCTGTTAGGATCTTTGATCCTTCCTTAAAACATGGCAAAGGTGTAGGTGTAGGTGTAGGAAAAGGTGTTGGTGTTGGTGTAGGAGTAGGAGTAGGAGTAGGAGTTGGTGTTGGTGTAGGAGTAGGAGTAGGAGTTGGAGTAGGAGTAGGAGTAGGAGTTGGAGTAGGAGTTGGTGTAGGAGTTGGTGTCGGAGTTGGTGTAGGTGTAGGAGTTGGTGTTGGCGTAGGTGTCGGAGTGGGTGTAGGAGTAGGTGTCGGTGTGGGTGTAGGAGTAGGTGTTGGGGTTGGTGTTGGTGTAGGTGTAGGAGTAGGAGTAGGAGTAGGCGTAGGTGTAGGCGTTGGTGTAGGAGTAGGAGTAGGAGTAGGAGTAGGAGTTGGGGTAGGAGTAGGAGTGGGTGTTGGTGTAGGAGTAGGAGTAGGTGTAGGAACAGGGAAATCATAAATAGCATTATCTGAAGAAGCAATATATATTGTAGAGTTGTTATTACTAATCGCAAGACCACGCGTACCAAAATTATTTGAAACATCACATAATACTCCTGATGAATCATTCGTTAATGAGTAATAATTAACACTTCCGTCAGCATAATATAATGTACTTGTAGATGAATCTACTGCTAATCCATAGATTGTATTTGGAAATGTTAATGTATTGATTGTAGCATTCGCGTAAACAGTACCAACACTAATATCTGTCATCTCAAAAATTACATTATCACCTGAAAACCCTGACATGTAAATTGTGTTAAGGGGTGAGGATGTTAGATAACTTTCAGGACTATCATTATTAGTAAGAACAATATTATAACTTTGGTCAATAATATTATTGCTTGATTCTGCTGTTAATAAATCTATAAAACATAACAAATTATTTAATCCTACATTCGGAATAGAAGTAGATGTAAAATATAAATTATTATTATTAATGGTCGCACTATATGGTAAATTCATTTGGACTGACCCCGCTGCTCCATCATTAATAATAAAATTATAAATAGAACTAGAAGAGTTGTCTATTACATATTTAGAAATATTTCCGTAACCACCTGGTGTATTAGTTACATTTAAGTTAGTAATATATAAATTATTACTATTATCAACAGCTAAACCAGTATTTAAAAAAGATGGTGTGGATGGATTGTCATTCCAAGGAACTGTTGTAAGATCAATATAACTTACAGCACTTGTATCTAAATTAATTACTTGTAGAGGACCAGTGCCTTGAGCTACATACAAGTTATTACTACTATCTATCGCCATGCCATAAGGTGAACTTGAACAATCAACAAAAAAGTTAGCGGACATATATTATATATTATTATTATAATTTTGAAAACATATGACATATTTTTATACTACAACATTCTACTAACAATCCATTCGCATAAATACCAAAGTTTTTATCTTCATTATCATCTTCTAAAGAAAAATGGAATATATTGTATTTTTGGGCTCTTTCGTAAACAGTGGAATGTTTGGCTAAACATGTTGGCAACCTTATTTTGTTATCTGTACGAAGTATTCTTCCATTCAATTTAATCGCTTCTTCTTCTTGTTCTTTTGTCAATTTATCTACTAAAAGACAATGTCTTCCTGTAACAATCAAATCTTCAAATAAATCTGTATATTTTTTCCTGGATAACCTATACAATTGATCGGGTATTTTTTCTTTGTTTGCCTCATGATATATAATCTTCTTCACAAACGTATGAATAGGTTTGTATCCATTATTCAACGTTTTTATCATATCTCCTTTTTGTAAATCTTGAACCGGAACATATCCTTTGATTGTTAATATCTTTGTATCTCTCTTGAAACAAGGAAAAGGAGGATTTGGTGTTGGTGTTGGAGTAGGTGTTGGGGTAGGTGTAGGTGTAGGTGTAGGTGTTGATGAATAATATTGTATATAACCTGATGGAACACTATTAGTAGTGCTACTTTCCCATGTATATACATATAAATTAGGATTTTCAATATTACAAGTGTAGTATTCTGATCCAGAAATTATTAATGCTGGATTATTACTATAATAATATGTTATGTTCGCAAATATACCTACTGTATTGTTAGAAATGGGGGTTTCATAATACAATGAAAGAGTAGAATTATAAGATAATCCATTATTACTAATATCATCGTTGAAACTTGACACTAATGTTGCGGACGAATCAAGCGCTACAACAGTATTAAATGAATTTCCTAATGAATAATAATAAATTGAATCTGATGTTGATATATATAAAATATTGTTTCTAGCATAAAGACCACCATTTAGAGTAAAATCTGTCGGAGTAAATAATACACTTGAAGTTGTACCATTGTCTATAGGTGCTTGTACTATATCGTTACTGTTCTCATTTGAAATATATAGGTTACCATCGTAAGTAGTTATGTAACTTGGATTGTTCAAATTACTTTGGACATAATTGACAATATTATTTGGATTATCTAATTCTATTTGATAAACATAATAAGGATAGGTTGTACATGAAACATATAAATAAGAAGAATCAATGGATATACCTTGTGGTGCTGGGCTGCCATATGTAGTTAATTGAGCAAAAAGAGTAGGTGTGTTATTGGTAGCGCCAAGTGTTCCACTGTTTATTGATAATGTTAATATCTCTCCTGTGTTATTTGATGTAAAATACAATGTATTTGTATTGTTGTCTATACAAATAGACCAAGGACTATTTGTTGTCAAAACTGAATCATAACTAGAAAGATTACACCAATTATATACAAACGTGTCTGGATTGTTTGATGGATCTAACGTCAATAAACTAACATAACCCGAACCATAATTTGCTATGTACATATTACCACTCAAGTCAAATGTTAAATCCAATGGTTGTAAATTAGTGTCAGTATACCAAAATATATTACTTGAATTATCAGACAAATTAATTTGTTGTATTGAATAACTAGGATCGTAATAATTTGCTACATACAAAAATCCATTGTAATAATTTATACCTCTTGGTGAGTATGATGATGATGGTGGAATTAGTGGTTGTGCTGTGGGTGTAGGCGTTGGTGTTGGTGTTGGTCCTGGTGTTGGTGTAGGTGTGGGTGTAGGAGTAGGCGTAGGTGTAGGAGTAGGTGTTGGGGTAGGTGTTGGGGTTGGTGTTGGAGTTGGAGTTGGTGTAGGTGTGGGTGTGGGTGTAGGTAATATATAATAACTAATAAACGATTCATCACCTTGAGTATTTGATATATACAAAACATTGTCATTAACAACCATTCCTCCATTAATACTTACATTACTACCATCTTCTATAGAAATGTTTTGTAATAAAGGTAAATTTGTAATTGAAGTTGTATAAAAAGAAAATACGTCTATAAAATAAATATTACTTGTATCAAGGCAAGCAATATACAATTGATTATTATTATCAATGGCTAATGATGCTATTTCATAATTAGATGTAATAGAGTTAACATTCGTATTGGATGAAATATCATATTGATAAACGAATGCTGTATAAAACGCACTAGAGGTACTGTATATATTTAACCCTACATATAAATAATTTAAATGATAATACAAACATGTTATAGTATTAGTATAGCCGGATTGGTTTGTATAAGAAGTAAATAAGTCACCAGTTGAAAAATTATATATATAACTTGTTACGGTATTATTTGATTCGGAATAATATAATGTATTATTACTATGGTCTAACGTTAATCCGTAATAAGTTCCTCCACCGCCAACAAACTGTGAAATACTTGATGAAGAATAATAGGTAGGTGTTGTTGTATATGGATTCAATACAATTCTTGTTATACTGACACCTGAATAATTATTCGCTATATACAAACTATTTGTAGAAGCATCAAATACAATACCATTAGGTTCTATACCTGGAACTGTAGAAATAAGAGGATCTATATACCATGTATTATAATTAATTGAAAATGCGTTGGTTGAATAATCGGATGGATTGATTGTATCTACTACTTGAATACTATTATTACTATTATTATTACCAATAAATAAAAAGTTTGGACTAGCAGCTAACCCATTATATAAATTATTATTAGAATATGTATTACATAAATTGTACAATTGTTGATTTGGACGAGGTGTTGGTGGAGGCGGAGGTGTAGGTGTGGGTGTTGGATATTGACTTGTTACTAGTTCAAAATTTGTAATGAGATAAGGAAGTGGTTGTGGACTAGATCTTAGACAATCAATAGATACTTGAAGAAGATATAAAATATTTGAATATGTACAAATAGAAATGGGATCATTACAAATACGATCCGCCACAAGTGGTATTGTATACAATGTTGTTTGTCCTTTTAAAATACCATTAACTATTGTAAATGCTATTATCTCATAAGAAGTGGTGGAATTAATACAAATCAAATATTCTACAAACTCATATGTTGGATTTGTATATATACATATTCTATTCGTAAATAAATCTCCGTTGTTCGTAATATTGTAAATACCATTCCCCCACCCCGCATTGATAGAATAATTAACACTATCTAGTCCTGTTATTTTTGCTATACTGTTATTATAAAAGAATGGATATTCAAAATTATTACTGTAACTCACGTACAATGCGTTATTTGAATAAGCCATACAAGTAGGAAAATACATGGGTGTTGAATTATTTGACAAATCATAACTAATTAAATCTCCTGTTAGTATATTATACCTGACAATACTATATGAACTATCATAATAAAATATATTACTAGAATTGTCACTTGTTATATAAGAATTTGTAATACAACTTAAATCAGGATAATTGATGATTTGATAAGGAGTAGACCCACTCGTTAAAATTTGTGATATTAATGGTATCGGATTATTACTTGTAGTGTTATTATTTGTAATCCATAAATTATTGTTGATAGATGTCATACCAACAGGATTTATAAGCACACTGTTTATAGTTTGTTCTGGATATAAGTTAGGTGATGGACTAGTAGTAGTAGGCAAATTGTATTCAAATAAAGTATAATTTGTTTCCCCACTTATTGAATATCCACATACATAAGAACCACAGCCATCAACTATTAAATTATTGGCAATAAATTTATTATCATAAAAAGCATTACTTGTATTATTATTTGTATTAATACTGATATCAAGATTTATTACAACCGCAGAAATATCAAACTTTGATTGATAATTATTTGTAGCACCATAACATATAATATTATTACCAAGATTATTTACAATATATAAACAGTTGTCGTATTCGTTATAAGCAATACCTGTGAAATAAGTATTGTTTGAAATATCTATAAAACTGGGGTCAGCGTACTGTTCACTAACCCAACTATTGGGAATATCACCTGACGGATATATTGTATTTTCTATATATATAGGTATAGTTGTACTTGTGGTAGTAGTTATATTATATTCTACTAAGTATCCTTGATTGTTTAATGAAGTATCATGACTTGAATTATAGTAGTGTATCTGTTGCTGTGTATATGGATTGTTCGCTATATACAATAAATTGTTTGACATATCCAATGTAAGTCCCGTAACTACATTCAACCCAGATACACTTATAATTGAAAACGAATCCAATGTGATGTTATAAAATATAATATATGAATCCACATAATTGGTGTAAGAACCAAAGGTAACATCCTTGATTGTGGAATAAGCATAACTATTGTTATTTCCTATATACAAATAATTGTTGTTTTGGTCAAATGCTAAACCAGAACAAAAATACAATCCACCAATATTTAACGTTGTGTGTGACTGATTTGATATATCATATTGAATAATATTACTGTTATAGGTAGATCCTGAATAAGAACTATCACTTGTATAATTTACTGCTACATACAAATAATTGTTACATGGATCATATGCTAAATTTGTGTAAATTGTGTTTGTCAATGTAGAAGATGATGATGAAGATGTACTATTGAAATCATATAAAAATATACTTGTTGAACTGTTTACATCAAATTGAATAAGAACACCAGTATTTGAATCAATTAAATACAAATAATTATTTTGTTTATCAAGTGCTATTCCATATGAATTAGTAACAGAATACCCAGAAGCTCCAACTGTTGGAACTGTAGAATAAGATGAATCCCATCGTGAAAAAATATTGTATACTGATAAATTATTTGAATTATCTGTTCCAATATTGAACCAATTAAAAGTATCATAATGATTACCATTCGTATTATCAGGAATTGTTGTATACAAAGTATTATTATTTGTAGCTATTCCATAAGGATTTACCAATCCTGGATATGTAATGGTAGAAGACATAATATAATTTGTTATATTATATTTTCTCAAAAAATGTATTCACCGCTTTTATATATCTATCATAATTGGCTAAACTAGTCAGCCCCCTATCTTTTATAAACATATTTGTATTAAAACCTCGTTTGAAATGAATATGTATTTTTTCTATTTCTTCCACAGTTAATTTCTTGGATAATTCTTGTTCATATATTTTTTCTCCCAATACTTGTTGATTTTGTAAATAAATACGTATTGTCTTATTGTTGTAAATATGTAAAACAGTCCAACCTTTATCTACACCATTTTGTTTCAAATAACTTCCTATACCTGTTTCAAAAGTTAATTCCATCTATATTATATGTCAGGTTATCTTTATACAGGAAACATTAACTCTTCAATGTATTTTTTGTCATAAATATTTATGGTGGTTGTTCTGTCCCAATTACTGTTTGTAATCAGAACCCTATCCTTTTCTACCACAAGTCCCAAACAATATTCAATCTCTTTTTCCTCAAAAGTAAACAAGGAAGTATGTCTTAAAACATTGTAATCTTTATCCAATACAACAATCATATGATAATAATATCGTTTGTTTTCATGACTCACATAATGAAGAACAAACCATCGTTCATTATTAAAACTTGCCTCGCATGTAGATCCTCTCGCAAAATGAAAAATATTGGGCGTAGGTTTTTCTAAAAGTAAAACAATACGATCCTCTACTTCTTGAGAAATCATTAATGGGTACCATTTGTATATAATGGCTAATTTGTCTTGATAAGTTGTATAAACCCAATTTTTTTCACAATCTTGATGATTAAAAGAACAAGTTAAATTTTTACTTTTTATGGAAGAATAATTATATTTTCCAGTACCCATCATCACTTTATTCTCTTTTGTTATGGATGTTCCGATAAAATAAACATCGTCTTTGAAGTTGTATAATTTTAAGTCTTCCATACCTTTGTAAAAATGTTGTCCTTCAGGTTCTTTTGTTTCATCTTTGTTGTAATAATCCAGTATTTTTTCATATTGTATTTCAAAATCATTGTTTAATTGAACCACTTTATTCAATGTTTTGATTCCATTGGTTATTTTATAACTATGATTGTCTTCAATATAATAGTTGACATATCTTATGTTCATGATATATCCATTCTCTTTCGGATCTTTTATAATACTTGAGGAAGAAGAACGATATTCTTCTTCGTTTATTTCTATGGTCTTTGTAAAAGATATCTTGTTTTTTTGTTTTAATATCAACGGATAAAACTTGAGATTACTCAATACACAATTGATTTCCGCCATGTTTTTTGTATGATTAAATACATTGATTAATTCTTTTTGAATATTCTTGTTTTTTAAGTAATAAGAAAAAATAGTATATTCATAATCTATCAAATACGTATAAACATCTTTACTCAAAAATAAATAATCGTCTATGTTTTTATTTTTGGATTTGGCGAATTTAGCTATGTTGTAATAATATTCACATTTCTCATGTTCTCCCACTATTCTGTAGTGTTTTATTAACTCGTATATGTTTTCTAAACGATAAGGAAGTATTTTTATACCATCTACAAAATAATTCATGGCTTCATCCTTTTTATTCGTTTTTAAATAAATAAGTCCTATTTGATAATAAGATTGCCATACCTCTTGATCCCAATTCTTCATCTCTATTCTTTTTTTGTAATATTCTATGGCCAAGTCATTCTTTCCTAGGTCTTTGTAGGTATTTGCCAAATAAAAATAATATCTTACATTTTGTGGTTCTTGTTTTATTCCTTCTTCTAACAACATAGCATCTCTTTCAAATTTATTGGACTTACAACCTCCATCTCCAATATCTGTAATAAATAAGTCATTTAATAATAATCTTTTTGTATTTACATAAGTATTGTTACTTAGATATTCATGAGTAACACCTATGTATTTGTAATTATTGTTGTTTTTTATAATTCTCTTGTTGTAATAATAAAACGATGGATGACCTTGTAATACCATATAATCATCATACTCTGATAATCTTGATTTATCAAAATTTTTTATTTCTAATACCATGTCCGCATCCATTAACAAAATATAATCAGACAATCCTCTACAAGCATTCAACGCAACATTTCTACTGTATTCAAAGTTTTTAAACTCTTCCTCTACAATTTTACAGGAGATAGATTTTTCTTTACAAAAATTCTCAATTAATTCTTTTGTATTGTCTGTAGAACCTGTATCACAAATACATACACCATCTATAATAGGCAATACAGATTCAAACAATCGGATGATATTTTTACTCTCATTCTTGACAATCATATTTAAAACTAAACTAGGCATGAGATAAATTAACTATAATATTTAATTTATTATATTTAATAATAATATTATGGCTTTTAGTAGAAATTTTTATGATAAAGACGAAATAATTTACCAAAACGAACAATCTACAGGTCCTGGTAGATATACTTTGAATGTTCCTGGTATTGGGGCTGATTCTCCTTATATAGAAGACCCACAAATTATGTTACAGAAATGGGGAGCGAATTTAAGAACAAATCCTGTTCAATTGGAATCTTATTTACTTGGCTATGAAGATAAATTATCAAGAGATTGTATTGCCGTACAACCCAAAGTACCCTCTACTCAGTTACCCAGTTATCCTGTTAATAATATGGTCTATGTAGAAGAGCCTAGAAGTGTTCTTCCTGCTTGGGAACTACGTGGAGGGAATATGACAAGAGAAAATGTATTGATGTTTAACCCTCAAGCTTATATAGAAAGACCTTTTCGTAACAATATTTCTACGCGAATTTATGAAAGACATGTCAAAAAAAGAAATGAATGTAATTAATAAATATTTTTTACCATATTAAAATATGATAATTGATTGTTTTATTTTTTATAATGAATTAGATTTATTGAATTATAGATTGAATTTGTTAAATAATGTAGTTGATTATTTTGTCATTGTAGAATCTAGATATACATTTACTGGGAAAGAAAAACAACTGTTTTATAATGAAAATAAATATTTATTTAAAAATATTCATGAAAAAATAATACATATTATTGTAAATGATTTACCCTATAAATATCCTGATATGAATACATGGGAGAATGAGTATTTTCAAAGAAATGTTATTTCACGTGGTATTTCTTCTATCAACAATTTATCAGATAATGATTTTATAATAATATCAGACCTAGATGAAATACCTGATCCAAATACTTTATACAAAATTAAAAAAGGAGATATCGTATTAGATAATATTACATCACTTGAAATGGATTTATATTATTATAATTTGAATACCAAATTTGAAGATAAATGGATACGTAGTAAAATTATGTCATATAAAAAATACATTGAAATCAAAATGAGTTGTAATGATATTAGAGATTCTTCTTCTTCTAAAATTCCAAATGGTGGTTGGCATTTATGTTACTTTGGTGATGAATATTTTATTCAAAATAAAATACAAAATTTTTCACATCAAGAATTAAATAATTCTAATTTTACAGATATTGAAAAAATTAAAGAAAGAGTAACAAAATGTAGTGATTTATATGATAGAAATTATAGAAATTGTTATATAAAAAAAATAAAAATAGAAGATAACAACTATTTACCTATAGATTATGATAAATACTTGAATAAATATTATCATTAAACAAATTTATCCTAACCAATAAATATTTAAATATATAAGTTATTGAATATTATGATTGCGGTAGCTGTCTTTCATGAAGGTATAAAAGGAGTGGTTCATTTTAGAGAAGAAGGAAAGTTGATACGAATTGATGTTCAATTGAAAGGATTGAAAATGAATAGTAAACATGGATTTCATATTCATGAAGCAGGAGACTTGACAGATAAATGTACAAGTATGTGTGCTCACTTTAACCCTTATGGTAAAACACACGGCTGTCCTGGTATGAAAAATAGACATGTTGGAGATTTAGGTAATTTACATACAGACAACAAAGGAAATTGTCATTATACTTTTTATGACAATATGATTAAGTTACGAGGAAAATGTAATATTATTGGAAGAGGATTGATTATTCATGCCGATGAAGACGATTGTGGACAAGGTGGGGATGCTGAAAGTTTAAAGACAGGTAATGCTGGGAAGAGAATAGCTTGTGCTGTTATTGGATATGCTAAAGAAAACTTTACATAGATCACCTGAGGATAATAATATATTTGCTATATTTCCTAGAAGATGTATCATACTATGCGAATAGACAGCGTGCCAATACATTTGATTTTTACCAAAATACATACTCAGAAGATAAGAAGAAAGGGTCATGACAAAAATTGAATAACAAGCTATATTATATTTAGAATGATAACTTCTTACCAATAAATATAATATAGCAAATCTTACATAACTAATATCTAATGTTCTTCTCCAGTCTCTCATTGGGTTTCTCCAATAATTGATAGAAGTACAAAATACAATAAAAGCATTTAGTGATATATCATAATATTCTTGAGAATAAGCATAAACGACGGAAGATAAAGTGATAAAAGATACTTTGAATAAAAATTTATATTGTGGTTGAGGAAGAATCATTACATAAATTTTCTTATATTTTTATATATTTATAAAATATGGAATTAGCGATACCATTGATAGGATTAGGAGCATTGTTTGTAGTCAACAGCCAAACAAAGAAAAAGAAAGAAACGTTTAATTCTATGGGAAAAAAAGGAAATTTTTTACCAAACATAGACAATTTACCACAAAATTATCCTGTAGTCAATATTCCTGAATTACTAGATACAGTTCAAGAATATCCGAATCCAAATCAAGCGACCGATAAATATTTTAATCAAAGTTATTTTGAGAAAAAAAATGATGAGGGGTTACCTACAGGAAGCAATATTCAAAATGTGTATTCCTTGACAGGTAACTATCTACAAAGTGAAGAATTTAAACATAACAATATGGTTCCTTTTTATGGAGGAAAAATGTATGGAGGTGATTTCAAGAATGACATGGCACAAAATACATTGGACCAAATGGCAGGTGCTGGATCACAAACGATTCGCAAAACAGAACAAGCGCCTTTATTCAAACCAGAAGATAATGTCCAATGGGCTTTTGGTAGTCCTGATATGAATGATTTTTATCAATCTAGAGTCAATCCTGGAACCATGAATAAAAACAGTCTTCCTTTTGTCAGTGAAAATGTAGGTCCTGGATTAAACAGAGGGTATACAAGTGAAGGAAGCAATGGATTTAATTCTGGGTTGGAAGCCAGAGATCTTTGGCAAGATAAAACCGTAGACCAATTACGTATTGCCACAAATCCAAAAGAAAGTTTTTCTTTGTTGTCTCATGAAGGACCTGCTGAATCTTATATTTCCAATTTAGGAAAAATTGGAACGGTAGAGAAAAATAGACCGGATACTTTTTATATCAACACTCAAGATCGTTGGTTGACTACTACAGGATTGGAAAAAGGTAACCGTTTAAATCCGATTGAATTATTGAAAGAAGAACATCGTGCTACTACCACAAAAGAATACATAGGAAATGCGAGTCATAAAAACAAAGCTATTTATGCTCCTAGAAATATGGAACCTTCTAAACGTAATGAATTAGAGTCTTTTGATAAATATCCTTCCCATTCTTATGCTGGAAATGTGGGTTACAATGAAAATAATTTGAAAAATACGTTGATAGAGAAAAACAATCGTACTACCAATTGTCAACCCATAACGATAGGTAGTAGTTTCAATCGTTCTATTGGAGCGGTAGTCATGCCTTTCATGGATATGTTCAAACCAACTAGAAAAGAAGAATTCTCATGTAACTTGAGAACATATGGAAATCCACAATCTAATGTTCCTCAAATTAGTCCTTTTACACAAGAAATTCCTAGTACCATCAAAGAAGGAACGCTTTACACTCCTCATTCTTTTATTGGACAACAAGTGGGTGGAGGTTACATGACAAACAATCAAATTCCTACAGGAACACAACGAACATCTACGGGTTGTTCTAATTATATGGGTCCTGTAGGGGGTGATGCTCTTATGTATGGCAATGCTGTTTATAATACGAATCAGATCAACAATGAATCCAAGGAAAAACTCACTTATACTCGTACCAATCATGGCAATACACAAATATTTAATCAATCCATGAATGTTTCTATTCATAAGGATGATAAAAACAAAACCGATTGTTATTCAGGAACACCTCATACTGTATTTGGAGCACCACCCAGTAAAGAATATATGGGGGCGATTGATTTACCTCCTGAGAAAAATCACTGTATGGAAGATAGAATACAACCTGATTTATTAAACGCATTTAGAGAAAATCCATATACACATAGCTTGACTTATGCTGTTTAATCAACGCTTCCATACCTGAAAGAAATAATTAGCACAAGGTCCCCATCCTCCACTTTGAGTATAGTCTACATAAAAGTTATTTTGTTTCAAGATCTTGTCAACCTCGTTTTTCTTTGAAAGATCATAATAGTCATTCTCCATAATAATTAGATTGATATGGGTTAGTATTTCAGGCATATCCATCAATATATAATAAAAAGCTCCTTCGCAATCCAATACCAATGTATCAAATGGAATATTGTATTTGTTATTTAATTGTTCCCATGTAATTGTATCTACTTTTTTGTATCCTGGTAAAACAACATCACTTTCTATCGTATCCCACCCTTTTTGAATCAATGATCTTTTTGATAAAGCAGAGGTTTCTATATGAAAGTTCATATTGTTCAATTGTTTGTTTTCTAATAATTGATTGGCTATATCTTTATCTGATTCCAACGTGACAAAGTTATTGCTATCTAATAAAGAAGCAATAACTAAAGTATTTCTTCCTATATTGCTTCCTATTTCTAATACTTTCTCATTACCTTGTATATAATGAAAAGCCATTCGTTGTTCTGGTAATTCATCATTAAAACTTCCATGTCTCAGTTGTAAACTATTATGAATATCACATAATCTTTTAGCATGAACTGTATTGTCTGTTGTGTTTATTTTGATTTTATAGTCTTGATTGTATTCTGTTCTTACATTGTTATTGGTTATAAATATACTTTTAGGAATACCAAGTAACGGATCACTAAAATGACTAGCCCTATTTGAATCTCCTAAAGGAATAATTATAATATTGTCTTTTAATAATTTTGTGTAACAAATATGAGTAACATCAATATTGTTGTTTGCTAAACCGTATTTGATCTCCATAATATTATAATATATTTTTAGTTTAAACAAATAACATTTCTTTATGATATGAATATTCATAAAGAAATAGAAAAACAATTGGAATATTTTTACCAAGTAAAAAAAGTACCTAATATTATTTTTTACGGAAATAATGGTTCTGGAAAAAAAACATTGTTATCTGACTTTTTATTGAAAGTATATTCAACGCAAGAAAACATGAATAAATATTCTATGATTGTCAATTGCGCTCAAGGGAAAGGAATCAAATTTATTCGTGAAGAATTAAAGTTTTTTTCCAAAACACAAATTAATTTTACAGAAGATATCTATTTTAAAAGTGTTCTCTTGTTAAACGCGGACAAGTTGACGATAGACGCACAATCCGCCTTGAGAAGATGTATTGAGTTATTTAATCATTCTACTAGATTCTTTATTACCTTAGAAGACAAGAACAAATTATTAAAACCTATATTGTCACGGTTTAGCTTGATACATGTTTCCAATCCGATCAAAAAAGGAAAAGAGATCAATCTATATCAACTGAATAATTTATATCAATCTAAAATAGACATTACAGAAAAGATAAAAAGAATATCCTTGACAAATGACATGAATGATTGGTTGATTGTTATAGAAGAATTATATGATGAAGGAATATCTTGCTTGGATATTATAAGCTTGTTGGAAAGCAATTATTTTTCTTTTTTAACAGAAATAAAGAAATATGAAATCATGTTTCAATTTTACAAGATTAAAAAAGAAATACGAAGTGAACAATTATTGTTATTGAATTTATTTACATTTATTTATTCGTAATTATAAATAAAAAAAAATAAATAAGAATTTTAATGGATGATTTCAACATTCAATGTTTAAGAGAATCAAAAAATGAATGGATATCTCGTTTAGTCAATTTTTTTACTCCGGAAATTATCAAAGGATTCAAATCTATCTTTGAAGAATCCTTGAATTTGTGTAAAGATAATCCTGATAAATATTTGATGACGTTTCAAAACTTAATTTCTAGAATACCAAAATGGAACAATAGTATTATTGACAATGAAAAAACAAGAATTATTGAAAATACAAAATGTAGTTATTTAGAAGATTTGATTTCTTGCGTTCATATTGTCCAGTTGAAAGCTTTAACAGCTATGAGAGTTGGAACTGAACAAAAGAAGATAGATATACATATTCCTAAGTTAGAAGATTTTATACACAATGTTTATATTAATTGTGCTCGTAAGCTATACTTGAATATGTATTTGTATGAAATACAAACAACTCCTTTACTCACACAAAAAAACAATCGTGAGATTGAATTGATTATTCAAGAGTGTATATTGAATACAATACGTGACAATATTCCTATTTCTACATTGTTGAAAGTATATTTGGATGAAACAATAGAAGAAGTCATTACGGAAGAAATAAAAGAAGAAATTATTAGAAAGGATGTTGTGGTTGAAACACCTATACAACAAGCTTCTTTAATACCACAACAACCTATACAAAAGAAAATTATCAAAGAAGACCCAAAACCTTTAGAAAACATAATTCCACAAATTACCAAAGAAGATGTACCTATTGTTTCCACCTCAGATATTCATATTCCACCCGATAATTTTAGTTCTTTAGAAGAAGTTAGTATGGACTCTTTATTATCTGCTGGAGGAGATTCTACCAATATTCCTGATTTAGAAATTGATGAAATTGATTTTCTTTAGTTCGTTTCTTTTTTAAACTAATAATCAAAAGAATAAATATATGCAAAATATGGTTTACCAATCGTTATCTATTTCTATTTTGTTTTTAGTGTTTAAAGTAGTAGAAACAAAAATAGCTGGAGAAAAAGAAATACCTTTTAAAGACATCATGAAACAAACCTTTATTGTTTTGTTGTCTAGTGTAGGTGGATTGTTTCTATTAGATCAATTAAAAACATATATTCATACATCTCCTTTATTGGATACGGAAACAAAACCGGTTGTGTTTACAGATAATCCAGACTTTTAATCATCTACCTGACCATACTTTTACAATTGGCAATGAATATTTGTTTTGTTTGTAGGTTTCGTATTTTAAATTCCAAATACCATATTGAAAAATACATCCTAATAAAGAAGGACAGTTTTTTAACAAAGGAAATTCTTTGTGAAACAATATAGACAAGGTTCTTTCTAATCCACATCTATGTTGACGGTTTTTTATCACTTGAGTCAAATTATGTAATTTGTATTTTTCGTTTAATAGATTTAGAAATTCATAATCTATTATACACATCAATCCGAATGTTCCATACCATTCTTTTCTCTTGGATAAAAATGTATTCTTTTGTTCAAAGAAAGTATGTAATATTCTAGAATGATTTAATTGATTTAATTGTACTTGAATATTGTGTGTTTGTTCATAATCTGGATTGAAGTGCCATAGTGGCATAACAGGAAACAATAATTTATCAAAAGAAATTCTTTTATGAAAAAAACAACTATCATGAATAAAAATCATTCGTTGAAACCAATGATATTTTAGAAAATATAAAAAAGGTATCAATTCTCCTTTTTGAGGATATTCACTTGAGTAAATAGATATATTTCTGTGTTTGTATAATTCTTTTACATACTCTTTTTTACTATTATCATCTATAATGACTATTTGACGATAAGGATAAAAATAATTTAATCGTTTTACACATTCGTTCCAATATTCATTTGTTTCTTCGTTGATCACATAACGTAATACTACAAACCCATAAGTATCCATAATATAAAATTGAAATTTATTTTATTATTCTTTCTTATTATACTTATTTGAAATGGAATACTACCTGTTCAGATTTATCGTTCTTCTTGCGTTGTATTACTTGTGCTGTTTTATTCAATACAATAATATACCTTTTGGACTTTGTATTTATTATATCATGAGGGTTATTTACTTTGTTGGTTATCATGTTTGTTCTTTTATGATAGGTTATTTCTCTTTGTTGTTGAACACGGATCTTTATCACTTGTATTTATTGTTACAACCTTTCTTCATTATATATTTTTGTTTACTTCTATATAAAAAAATAAGAGATTAATTATTATGTTGACTTGTCTCTTAATGGGTGGATTAGGTAATCAATTGTTTCAAATATTTGCGGTGATATCTTATTCTATACAATTTCATCATACTTACTTTTTTTTTGATGATGAACAAACCATTGGTTGTACACCACGATCTACTTATTGGAAAACATTGTTACATGAGATACCTTTGATACAAAAAGAAGATGCGAAACCTTTTCATATTCTTGTCAAAGAAGAACCTGAATATACTAGAAGAAAAAAAGAAGAATTTCCCATCAATAAAAATATATTGTTGTCTGGATATTTTCAAAGTTATAAATATTTTGATGCCTATTACAATGAAATTTATGAGTCTTTGAAAATAGAAGAAACAAAAAAAGAAGTTTTGGAAAAATGTGTTTATTACAACAAATCGTTTTTGGATTCTTGTTGTTCTCTACATTTTCGTATCGGAGATTATTTACATTTACAAGATCATCACAATATTTTAACGATTGATTATTACAAACAAGCTTTGTTAAAAGTAAATCCTTTTTATGTGTTGTATTTTTGTGAAGAAAAGGATAAAAGAAAAGTAAAGGAAATGATTTCTCTATTACAAGGTGAATTTCCTTCTATTCGTTTTTATAAAATACATTCTTCTTTAAGTGATTGGGAACAAATGTTAATCATGAGTTTTTGTAAACACAATATCATTGCGAATAGTACTTTTAGTTGGTGGGGAGCTTACTTGAATCATCATACGGACAAGATTGTTTGTTATCCTTCTCAATGGTATGGACCCAAAAAGAATGTTTCTACAAAAGATTTGTTTCCTGAGGATTGGATTGTTGTATAAAATTGAAAAATATTTAAAGTTAATTTGAACTTTAATGAAGATGCAGACTATTCTTGTTTTTGATACGGAAACAACTGGATTACCCAATAAAAAAGACAAAGACTTGTCTAAACAGCCTTATATTGTTCAGTTTAGTTATATTATCTTTCATGTCTCTACAGAAAAAGTAGAAAAAGTGGTAGATAGAATCATTAAAATACCTGAGAATATTCTTATTCCTGAATCATGTACTCAAATACACAAAATAGATAACGCTATATGTCAAGAGAAAGGGGTAGACTTGTTGGATGTACTGGATGAATTTTATGAAGATGTATTAAAAGTGGATTTATGTGTAGCCCACAATGTTTCTTTTGATTTGTTCATGATTGAAACAGAACTAAATCGGTTAAAACAAAACAACCAGAATATAGAAAGAGCGTTGCGTTATTTGAATCGTTGTTGTAACATAAAAAGGGATAAGTTTTATTGTACCATGAAAAATAGTATTGAATTATGTAATATTCCTATTCGTGAGAATTCTAGTTATTTGAAATTTCCTAAGTTGATTGAATTGTACAATAAACTGTTTGGAGAACTAGATCCTTCTGTTCAATTACATAATTCGTTGATTGATGTGTATGTTTGTTTAAAGTGTTTTTACAAGTTGTATTACAACAAAGAAATTATTTTATCTATCTAATATATGGATTTTAGAGGATTTATGACGAATATCTCAAAAATAAAAACAGGAATAGAAACAAAAGTGTGTCGTAATGGCAAATGTGTTTGTACTAAAAATGGTAGAAAAGTTCCTTGTAAAAAAATAAACAAAACGTTTAAAAAGAGAAGTTTTTTTGATGCTTTTAATTATCCATTGTTTAAAAAAAGTAGAAAAAGAAGAAGAAATTAAGCAGAACACATTTCACAGACTTGAGTAGGAACGATTGTAAATTGTTGTGCTTGATGTTTGGGCTTTCTCCTGAGATAATATATTCCTGTTTTCAATCCTTTCTTCCATGAATAAAAGTGCATAGAGGTTAGATTCTGATAATTCGGATCTTCTAACCACAAATTCAAACTTTGGCTTTGATCTATAAATCTTCCTCTGTCCGCAGACATATCTATAATTGTTTTCATGGGCATCTCCCATACAATTTTGTATTTTTCCAATATTTCTTTTGATAGAAAAGTTAATTGTTGAATACTTCCTTTGTTCTCTATAATATTGTTTTTGACACTTTCATTCCATACCTTCAAGTCTATCAACTCTTTGATTAAATATTTGTTGATGATAACAAATTCTCCTGCTAAAGTTCTACGACTATACATATTGCTTGTAATAGGTTCAAAACATTCGTTATATCCTAGAATCTGTGAGGTACTTGCCGTTGGCATAGGAGCAATCAACAATGAATTTCTTACTCCATGTGTCTTTATTTTTTCTCTTAATTCTTCCCACTTGTTTATCGTTAGATTTGTTTCGTTTTCCCATAAATCAAACTGAAAGAGTCCTTGAGACAATGGACTTCCTGAAAAACTACTGTAACTACCTAATTGTTGTTCAGGCAAACTGAGTTCATTCCAAATAATATTGTGTTCACTCAATATTTTATAAATCTTCTCAGGAATATCAATACAGTGAACATACTTTTTGAAAATCTCTATGATACTTTTATAATAATCTAATTTATCTACAGTGATTCTTAACATTTCATCATCAATAAATTTCTTTACCTTGAGGACAAATTGTTGTCTTTCTATAGAAATTTGATTACTCTCTTCCAAACTAGCAAAATAAATATGTTCAAATATTTGCTTGTTTAGTTCTTTTGCCTCTGAACTACAAAAAGGCATATCTAGTAAAATAAATGTATCTGCCAACCCTTGAACACCAATACCTATGGGTCTATGTAACATATTGCTTCTTTTTGTTTTTTCTGTTGGATAGAAATTAATATCTATGATCTTGTTCAAATTTCTTGTAATGACTTTTACTATTTTTTGTAAAGAAACAAAATCAAATGTCTTTGTTTCTGTATTCACAAACTTGGGTAAACCAATACTTGCTAAATTACATACCGCTGTTTCATTCTCATTTGAGAATTCTACAATTTCACAACACAAATTACTGGACTTGATAATCCCCAAGTTCTTTTGATTGCTCTTTTTGTTTACATTGTCTTTGTACAACAAATAAGGAGTTCCTGTTTCCATTTGTGTATCTAGAATTTTATACCACAAAGTTCTTGCGTTGACTTGTCTTCCTTTACCTTGAGATTCATATTCTTGATATTGTTTTTCAAACTCTTCTCCATACAAATCAGATAAATCAACAGTTAACTCATTTGGACAAAACAATGTCCATTGTTCATTCTTTTCTACTCTTTTCATAAACAAATCACATATCCATAATCCATAAAACAAATCTCTTGCTTTTAATTCTTCGTCTCCATGGTTTTTCTTTAGTTCCAAGAAATCTTCAATATCTATATGCCATGGTTCCAAATAAATCGCAAAAGAACCATTTCTTTTTCCTCCCTGATTCACATATCTCGCTGTATTATTAAAGACTCTCAACATAGGAACAATACCATTTGCGTTTCCGTTCAACTCCTTGATAGGAGAATTCTTACCTCGTACATTGTGAATATGTAAACCAATACCTCCAGCCCATTTGGAAATCATCGCACAATCTTTTAATGTGTTGAAAATACCATTCAAGCTATCTTCTTCCATTGCGATCAAATAACAAGAACTCAACTGTGGTTTTTTTGTTCCCGCATTATATAGCGTAGGAGTAGCATGAGTAAAATATTTTAACGACATGTATTCATATGTATCTTTTGCGCCTTTCAAATCATTTCCATGAATTCCCAAAGAAACTCTCAACCACATATGCTGAGGTCTTTCTACAACCTCATTGTTTATTTTGAACAAATACGCTTTCTCTAACGTTTTAAATCCAAAATAATCAAACAAATAATCTCTTGAGTAATCTATCCATGATGAAATTTCATACATATTTTCTTCTACTGTATTTTTCAATGATTCTGTAATCAAGCCATTTTCGTACAATTGCTGGGTTACTTCCAGAAAATTATTGGATGTATTTTTATGTAAATTAGAAATAATAATTTTAGAAGACAAAATAGAATAATCAGGATGAACGGTAGATAAAGACGCGCATGTTTCTGCTGTTAGCTCATCAATAAGCGTGGTTGAAATATTATCATACAACTGGTCTATTACTTTAATCGCAAGAGCAGTATAATTGATCTGAATATTGGATTCCAACCCAATACTCTTGATTCTTTTTAGAATTTTATCAAATGCCATGATTTCATAAACACCAGACCTTTTCAAGACTTTCATTTCTTCATTCATTCTTTATGAATATTCTATATAACTCTAAATAATTTACTCTATATATTATATGGGTAAAAAGAATATATGTTTTTATTGGGTGATTGTTTTTGTGATTTATGTTCTTTTTTTATTGTTTGTAAAATTTGAAGAAAAAAAAGAACTGTTCTCTCCTTTGTTAGAGAATGATTATCCTTTGACTGAAAGACAAAATTACACAAACAACTCAAGTTCTACTGTATGGAAAGATTATCCAGAACTTAAAATAGGTTCTTACAACCAAATCACAAATAATATACGATATTTTAGAAATCCAGATATTGGTATTTGTAGTCCTGAGATATTCTGTGGATCCTTGTATAAAGACAAGCCTCATCCTAAAAATAGTTCAACATGGTTACCACCTGTAACTAGTAAAAGTTCTCAAGCAAGAGTTAATTATTACAATACTTCCCCCAATTTATTAATATAAATCTTTAGTATGAATATTTATGTTTTTTTATTGTGTTATAATGAAAGTGTATTACTTCCTCACACAATCAAACATTACAGAGAATATATACCTTCTTGTATTATCACTATTTTAGACAATAATTCCACAGACAACTCTGTAGAAATCGCCAAATCATTCGGATGTTCTGTACAAAGTTTTTATACAGATAATATTTTGGATGAAAACAAACAAACTTATTTGAAAAACAATTGTTGGAAACATATTCAAGAGGGATGGATTATTGTTTGTGATATGGATGAATTCTTATGTGTTACCGAAGAAGAATTATATGCTGAATACAATAAAAAAACCACTCTATTGAGTGTTCAAGGATTAGACATGATAGGTGAAAGCAATACATTGGATTTAACAGATATTCAACTGGGACAAATAAAAAAACATATTCTTTTTGACGTAGAAAGTAAATATATATGTTTTTACCGAAAAAGTATTCTTTCTATAAATTATCAAGTTGGAGCTCATACATGTTCTCCAGAAGGGCTCATCAAATTTAGTTCTACTGTTTATTATCTGAAACATATGTCTATTTTAGGGTTGAAATATTTTATCAATAAAATGGTCAATCGTTATGAAAGAAGTCATAAAATGCGTAGTAAAGGTATGGCAATACATTATGATAACAATATCCAAAACATAACCAACTTATATTATGAGAAAGTAAATAAATCTATTCTTTGATTTTTCTTGATTTATTTATTTTTTGTTTTTTCTTTGGGGTTCCTTGTTCTATTGCTTGTTCTACTGCTTTTTCTATCAATGGTTGTTTTGGTTTTTTAATCTTAACGATAGCTGGTTCTTTTGCCCTTTCTTTTTGATGTAATAAAACTTTCATTGTTTTAGGTCTTTTTATTTTTACAATGACTTCTGGTTCTGCTGCTGGTTCTGGTGCTTTGAATCTTGGACTTGTATATTGTTCATCTTTTGGATTTTTTAATATATTGAACAATCCTTTTTTCTTCAAATAATCAGTTGTAGGTAATATTTTATAAACAGTCAAGTAATATTTTAAGGAATAATAATCTTGAATGGATTTGTTTATTACATCTTCGCATTCACTTGTTTTATGGATAAATTCTGATTTCAATAAAAAGATTTCTTCTCTTTCATTCATAATATATTTGAAATGATTGGGTTGTTCTATTTTGAATCCTGGAGTAATTAAACACAAATAACGAGTAGATTTCTCAGGAGTGTCATATAATACACAAGATTTAGTATAATAATTGGTTTCCATCAAAAAAATACTTGAAAAAATAATCGTTGGTATTTCAAACTTGGTAATCAATACCCAGATATCTAGATTTGTTAAAAAATAATTTTCTGAATAAAATAAATATTGCAAGTTTATTTTTTCTTCTTTGAATTGCTTGACCAATATTTTCTTTCCTTGTTTGGATAATATTTCTAATATTTTTTCTTGGAAATTTTCTAACAAAAACAATTCACTGTATTGTTGAAACAAAATTTCTTTTATTTGTAAAATAGAATAGGACTCTTGTTTTACTTTATACAATATATCTATGATAAATTCATAAGTACATGAGGTAGTATTTTTATATTGACATTCTACCCATGTTTTAGGAAAACATTTTTTCCATAAAATAGATTGAATGGGTTTTTTTATAAAACATTTTTGTTCGGTTTCTTTATTGAATTGAAATTGATTGTCATAAAATTGTTTGTTTCTTGGCTCCACATCATCAAAATTATTGTTTTGAATATACTCATTCATTTCATAAGGTATCAAGGAAGCAAAGTATTCTTGAGTAATCATAGATTGAATGAGAATAATTTCATTTTCGTTTAATTTGTATTGTATGTTTTCAAAATTTTGATAAACTTGAGGTTGAAATATATATTGATTTGTTTTGTGATATCTTAATATTTCATCTGCCATTCTTGCGTAATAATACAATATATTGTCTGTTTTTGTGATTAAATTATGTCTTGGAATTTTAAACATACATTTTTTAGATACAGACAATTGACATAAATTTGTTTTTTCACATTCTGTTTCATTTTTGTTTATACATGAAACAGACTCTAAATTTATCTTTTCTAAATCTATGTCATCTGTAAAAAAAATATATTGTTCCGCTATTTGTTTCAATAAATAAATAGTCTTTTTTAATTTGAATGTATAAAAATACAATTTGTTTTGTAATATTTCTTGAATTTGTTTTCTCCATTCTATGTTTTCAAACTTATTAATCAATATTTTGATCAGATTACGAAAAGAATTAAAAAAGTATGTTTCATATTTTATCTTTTTGATATAATTCACTCTTCTTGTATCCTGTTTTCTTTCCACATTCTCAATATCAGCCAATAAATAATTATCCTCGTTTATTATTTTTATACCCGGAGGAATAATAGAAGAAACATTTGGTACAGGAGTGATCAACGCAACAAATTGATTTGTATTGGTTAGAAAACCAATGATTTGCTCTTCTTCTACTACAATACAAAATGGATTACATGTATCTTTTTCTTTCTCCGGAAACAAGGAATTTTTGTGAAACCATTTTTGTAAAAAAGTCAATGTATTCTCATACGTATTCCATATATTTTCATCCATGAAAAGTATTGGATAATCTGTTTGTATAAAAGTAGGGTTACAAGGAATGACTCCTTCTATTTCTGTTTTGTTTTTTGCCTTGATACCAATTGTTTTTCCTTGAAAGTTAACTACTTGTCCTATGATGGTATACTTCTTTTTGTTTATTTCTTTTATGATGCTTTGAAATTCTACAGGTAAGTAAAAATGATAATGTTTTGGATTGCTATTTAATGGTTTACAGTTTTCCAAATAAATCGGTTTGATAATTTTGGATAAAATAATTTTGATATTGGAAGGGAGTGTCTTGTTAAATTCACTAAAATATTTTCCTATGATTTCTTGAACCATTGTTTTCTTCTTTTTCTTCAACATACTAAAGATGGGTTCAAACTGATTGTTTTTTTTGATAATAAAAATAGATGATTTTCTACTGTCCCACATTTCTTGAGAATAATGATTACTCGGACAAATGATCTCTACATTCATGGTTGTATCATTATCAGGTATTTCTAAAATGATTAGATTTAGTCCTGATGGAAACAATTTTGAATTATCCATAGTGATCAAATCCCATAAATAAGTATAATCTATATAAATATCATCGTTTCTCAAGTAAGCAATAAAATTTTCATAGGCGTTTACTATTTGTTTGAACAATTCTAACTTTGTACTTATTTTGGTATACAATTTTGAAGAAGTATATTTTTCATCGTAAATATTTACTTTGCTGTTTATTTCTTCTCCAAAGTAATTCAATAGATTTCCATTTTGTAATTGAATAAAAATATCCAAGTCTAACGATTGAATAATGACTTCTTTCATTTCACGAATACTTGGAATATAAGAAGTCTCTGTATTATAATATTTTATCATAGACAAACAAGCAATAAAAGATTGATTGATGTTGTTTTCTACTCCCATTCTTAACAAACACAAATGATTGTCTTTGATGTTTTTATTTACACCACTGATCTGACAATCAAAAGCGGATTCATTGAAAAAATACTGAATAGAAGGAGGTAAAAATCCCCATTTGTTTTTTTCTATAGGAAATCTCTCAGGACCTATAATATAATTGGTTGTCTTCTTTACTTCTTGTTCTTTTGAAAAACTATTTGTTTCTATAATGGGTGGTAATTCTAGTTTTCTAGGGGTTCTTGGAGATCTTGGTGTTACTGCTCTCAAGATTTCTGGAATAGAACTTATTTGTGTTTCTTCTTCCTCTCCTTTGATAGATTTCAAGTGTTCTTCCGCATCCTTTTTTAATTTTCGTTGTGCTTCTGTATTCCAAATACGATTACAACAAGGAATATAATATCCTTCGTCTGTTCTTTTTTTAGAATGAAAAGTAGGATAATGTTTTAAATAATTTTCTTGGGTTCCATGAGATTGTTCTGAAAAAAACTCATATACATATTTACCTTTTGGTATTGTTTTAGCATCTTGAGGTATAATTCCTCCACAAACACCTTTGTCTACATCTTCTTTTGTTATATAAGAATTTGTTAGAAAACACCAATATCTTGGACAAATATAATAATAATCTTTTCCTTCTGTCGCACTATACTTGAGAATATCTTCTTGATTTAACTCATCTGGGTATTTCTCTTCTATTTTATCTAATTCTTCTTTTGTTAATATGACAGGTTGTCTTCTTACATTGGCTGGACATATTCTTGAGTAAGAATTGAATTTGTCGTTTTTGATTGTTTTAAACAATGTGGGATCATAGGTCTCCATTCTCTTTTGCCAGTAATAAGGACTTTTCAATTTTGTTCCTGTAACATCCAATACATTGTTTTCTCCTGTTTCTTCTTCTTCATCCTCTTCGTCTTCTTCTTCTTCTATTTTTACTATCTTCTTCTTTGGACCTTCTCCTTCTTCCTCTTCATCACTGTCATCCATGTTTCCTAATATATCATCCCACACATCCAACAATGTATTTTCTTTGGGTGGACTAGCAACTCTTTCTTCTTTTTGTTTTATTACTGGTTCTTCTTCTTCTTCCTCTTCTTCTTCTATTACTGGTTCTTTCTTTGGTTCTTCTTTTTCTATTACTGGTTCTGGTGTAGGTTCTTTCTTCTTTGGTTCTTCCTCTTCCTCATCTATTACTGGTTCTGGTGTAGGTTCTTTCTTCTTTAGTTCTTCTTTCTTTGGTTCTTTTTCTTTTTCTTTCTTTAGTTCTTCTTTCTTTTCTTTCTTTGGTTCTTTTTCTTTCTTTGGTCTTTTTATTTTTGTAATAATTATTTCTGGTTCTGGCTCTGGTTCTTTCTTTTCTTTCTTTGCCTTCTTTACTTCCACTTCTTTCTTTGGTTTCTTGACCGTTAGATTACATAATGTTTCTATTTCTTTCAAAGGTAACAATGTAGATTCTCTGTTTTGAGTCAAACGAATCAAACTATCTAAATAAATAGGCAATGTTCTGAAATAATAAATATTATTGATGTTTTGTACTTGAATGGTTAATAAGCTTTTTAATTGATTCACTTGTATGATTATTTTAAGTCCTTCACTGATCTTTATTTCTAACCGATTTTTACGAACACCTTGTTCTACCTGTAATTGAGTAGCCAGACTTTTTACTCTTTCTATTGCGGACTTTTTATCAAACGTAGGAAAATTTTTGACAAGTTCACTCGCAATCATAGACATATTCATGTTTCCTTTTATTTTGTTTAATAAAAAAGAATCAATGCTGTTTAACTTATTAAAGTTGGCAACTCGTTTGAATATTGCGTTGATTTCATTTTCTGTACTGTCTTCTATATTAAATACATTGTTTATACAAGTAGATAATTGTTTGATATTTAATTTTTCTGTAATAGGAATAATGGTATTGTAAGTTAATTCATTGATTTCTATGTTTTCATCATAAAAAGAAGAAAACAAATGAAATTCTATTCCATTCTGTTCTACAAACTTTTTTATTTCCAACAATACAGGATTGACAAATTCTTTGATTAATAGTTCTAGATCTGGTAAAAACAAACTATGGTCATTCTCAAACGTCGCCGATATATTGACTTTTCCATTTTCAAATATTTCACAAATAAAATCATAGGAAGATTTGAATTTATGAGGAATAGAAATAAGAGTAGAAATACTTTTTATTTTTCCTATGTCTCGCATGAGACGAAAGATGGTTCCTTTTGGAAGAAAAGGTATTTTTTTTCCATCTTCTGTTTTTTTATCTGTAAACAAACGATAAATATTCTCACGTCTTTCAACATGATTTTGCTTGACCAATATATCTTCTGATTCTTGTTTGTTTGAAGGATTCCACTTTACAAATGGATTTAATTGAGTTGCGTGTAATATTTTGAACAATATTTCTAATGGAAATTTAATATCATTGTTCAAGTACATGGATATTTTAAAGGATTTTATATCCACGCTTTTATAAGGCAAATCACTTTTACGTAATTTGAATATGTCATACATCATATGAATGTTTTTTAATTCTGTTTTGTTTATTTTTTTGTTGTTTTCTTCCATTAAAAAATCTTTTTGTTCTAACCATTCTTCTTTGGAATGAATTTTGTAATGGTACACATACGGAAAATACAACTTGATGATTAAATCTTCTTGTAAATGTAATTTGTCTGTATAACTTAACACTTGATCTAATGTAGCCAGATAAATATTGTTCTCATGAATATGTTTTGTATTCAACAACAAATTACTATTTAACAACAATGATTTTCTTTCATCTCTTTCTGTAAAAACATCTATATGTTCTATCCATAAGGGATTTGTAGTATATACATACTCATCCATCTTGAAAATATATTTTTGTCCTATTGTAGAACATATATAATACTCTTTGTTTGGTAAATCCAACGCTATAATATCTTGATAATCATAATGTAATTCTTCATTGGAAGGAAATGTGATGGGTTGTAATGATTCTTTGTTTACAATATTCAATAAAAAAGTTTGTAATCTTTCTTTTGTTATATCTATTGAATTGTTTTTGGTAAGTACTTCATATAATAAAGGAGGTTCAATTGGATAAGGCTTGAAACAATACAAATACATCTCAAACATACTGATCGTATCTAAAACCATGGATATTTTCAATTTAATGGTTTCTATTGTATCGTCCCAATACAATTGTTCATTGACAAAGATCAAATTGTACCGTTTGTATTTTTCTTTTTCTTCTTGAGTAAAAAAAGAAAAGATCTTGTTATTTGGTTCTTCTTGAAACATTCTATTTAAATCTTCTTCTTTGTATTTTTTTTCTATTTTTAAAAATAAAAAAATAGAATGACAAAAAATATAAATATGATCTTTGTAGTGTAATTTAAAAATATCTGAATGAGACACTAAACTATGAATATGTTCCATTATATATTAATAAATATTTAAAAAAAATACTTATTAATGTATTATGACGTTTGTCTTTAAAAAAGAGAATGGAAAGCTTCTTTTTAATGATTTGGGAGGTTATGAAACACGCAATCCTTCTACTATTTGGTGTATTCAACAAGCAGATAAAATATATAACTGGAATGATTTTCCTGAAAAAGTAATATTTACAAATGATCAAGAAAACAATCGTTTACAATACAGTTACAGCAAACAAAATCATTATACAAATCTAGTACCTGATTTTAATTTTCATTCATGGCCACAAGTAGGAATTTATGATTATGAAATATTGTACAAGGAATTAGATATAAGAGGAAGAGACCCTTTTTTGTTAAACAAAGTAGGTTGGATAGGAAACATCAATACACATCCATTTAGAAAAAGATTATTAGACATAGGAAATCGTGAGAAAGATTTAATGGATTTTTTTGATTGTGGTAATTGGTTTAAAAGACCAAATTCTATTTTGTTAGGAAATAAAAAATATATTTCTACTCCTGAGTTGGTTTCAACTTATAGTATACTAATTGATATTGAAGGAGGAGGATATTCTGGAAGGTTAAAACATTTGTTATGGTCTCATCGTCCACTTCTTCTTGTAGACAGACCTCATAAAGAATATTTTTTTGAATATCTAAAAGAATGGGAACACTATATTCCTGTGAAAAGAGATTTAAGTGATTTAGTAGAAAAAACAAGATGGGTTTTAGATAACTATGAAAAAGCATTAGTTATTGCGGAAAATGCGTACGAGTTTAGTAAGAAATATTTAACACGCGAGGCTTGTTATAAACAATGGAATTATATTATTACAAACGAACAATTGTTATAAATCATAATAAGGACTGTCTGAAATTTCCATTCCACAATATCTTTGAGGATATTTTTTATAATTGATTGGTTCATAAATTCCTGCTTTTTTCGCATTCTCTAATAAAAATTTAAAATTCAACCAGAAATCTTGTTTGTGTCCATAGCTTGTTGTCATCAAATGACCTAACTCATGTATAGCTACAAAAGTCAATGTATTGATATCTATTAAATTATCTCCATCTTTTGTTTTGTTTAAACAAAAAGCGATCTTTTCTCCTTTGTTTTCACTGTATGCGGTTAATTCACTTGTGGGTAATGTTTCACTTACTTTCTTGGGATTGAAGTTCTTTACTAATAGTTTTACATGTTCATTGTTTGGATGTTTTATTTTTACGTATTCTACCAACTCTTTCATTTTCTTTGTTACTTCGGCAAGTAAATTAGCCGCTTTATGTAACTTGGGTCTCTCTCTTACACAATATTTATGTCCATCTACATCGGATATGATACATTTTAACTGGAACATATCTGATTCATAATAAATTCTTAAACAAATACCACAGAACAAAATGATTACACACCAAAACAATACTGTGGATTTGAACATATATAGTTTCTATATAAAATAATTTAATTTAATTTATTTTCTATATACCATAAACCTTGTAAAAAACAATCACTCAAGTCATCCTTCTTTTTGTGTGTTTTAAAAAAAGAAATCCAATCATTTAATTTGTTTGTTTCTAAATATTCTCTACACTTTTCTATACTTAACTTTTTTCTTTGTGAATACTTTGTTGTCTCTTCATCTAAAAACGATTTCAATTTGTTTGTAGCACTTATAAATTGTATATCTATCTTATCATTTTTCATGATAAAATATTGAGCAATCATTCCTTGAATGGTTTTCATTCTAGACGCAATTGGACTGATTTGATTTTCTATAATGACTACATCTACTTGATCTATTATCAAATCTAATTTGTATTTTATATTTTTTCCGACCTCTACTAAATCTATCTTATTACAATTTTTTTTATAAATAGAATCCAAACAATGGTTCTCTAAAAATTCTAATAAAACACCCAACAAGTCCTTCTTCTTTAATGATTTTGTATTTTCTATACATAACTTGTCTGCTATAATAAATAAGTTCTCTAATTTTTGTTTTTTTAAAAAGCTAGAATTTAGCTCTTTTGTAGGAATTAAAAATTCTGTTTTTTTGGCATGTTTTGAACAGTAAATATTATTTTGTTTTATGTATTTTGGTTCATTTTTACAATTTGGAATACAACACACAGAAGTATCTTTTTCTAATAGGTTTACTACATCCCACTTTACAATAGAAAAGTTTTCCATATTATGTTCAAACAAGCAAAAAGACAGATTTTTAATTCCTACATCTATACTCATTATTTTCATTATATATATTGAATACTTTTTTTTATATATTAAAACTTTGTATTGAAAAACTTGGAGAAATCATCGTTGCTTTCAGTTGTTGGTCTTTTAAATAATCTAATTTCATTTTGGAAGGAGGTAAACATCTACTTAATTGTGTATTGTCAAAACTACTCTGATAAATATATGGATTGTAATATGCTTTGATACGATTGTCTATCATTTGATTGTTGTTATAAGGATTTACACCTAAAGTTATAAATGCTTTATTTGAGTTTATTTTCATCAAATTGGTCGCATTGTTTTGTAAATATTTACGGTAATGAACATTACATTTTATTTGTTTTTCTTCATTAGGAGTATAAATAGTATTATAACTCATGTTATATAAAAAGAAGATAATTATACTTCAACACCTAAAATTGACAACAAATCATTCTTCTTCAATGTCTTTACATCCGTTGTCAACTTTTTTTCTAGTACAATAGATTTTAGTTTATTCAATGACATCTTTTTATAATCTTCTTTTACTTCCTCCTTCTCTTCCTTCTCTTCATTATCTTCTTCCTTTTCTTCTTTTTCTTCTTCTATATCATCTACAACATCAATACCTAAATCTATATCTTCTTCTAAATGATTGATTATTTCTTCTACTATATTTTCCACTATTTCTTCCTTTATTTCGTCATCAATATCATTTATTTCTATTTTAGGTTCTTCTTTCTTTGGTTCTTCCTTCTTTGGCTCTTCTTTCTTTGGTTCTTCCTCATCACTATCACTGTCATCACTATCATCACTGTCACTGTCATCACTATCGCTGTCATCACTTTCTTCTTCATCATCCGAAACATCAATCTTATTATCAACAGGTGGTTGATTGTTATTTATATCAATAGTATCTGGAAAAGGTAACCCTACTTTTTTACGAATCAAAGAAACTTCTGTAGTCATGGTCGTTAATACACGAACCATTTGAGAGATTTTACCATTCTGTTCATTCAACCTATCATTGAAATGATACCAAATCAAACCAATCATTACTAAGAACAATACAAATGTTATTAAAAAAGAAAGATTATTCAAAAATGACATATTAATATATAAAAATATTTTTTTAAATGTTTGTAAACGAATAATAAATATGTAAAAATGAACAATAAAAAATCTTTTTATAACTAAATATGAAAATATTGTTTACTTTATTTATATTTTTTATTGTCTTGTTTTTTTACATTCATATATTGTTTCAATTAAAAACGAGTAATGATTTAGAAGTATATGATTTAAATTTATCTTCTAAAGATAATTTTGAAGAAGTATTGAACTTAAGACAACCTTTTGTTTTTATTGTAGAAAATGAGAATATTTTTAACATAAAAATAGAAGATATTTCTAAAAATTATTCTTCTTTTGATTTGAAAATAAGAAATCTAACAGATGAAGAAATACAATATTTACCTTTTACTTTTCAAAAATCCATGGAATTATTAAAACAAGACAAAAACAGTGTTTATTATTCAGAAAACAATATAGACTTTTTGAATGAAACAACTTTACACAAACATTATTTATATCATGATGAATATTTCCGTCCTCCTTTGCTTTGTAATTCACAATACGATATATTGTTTGGAAGTAACAACAGTTATACTCCTTTAAGATATGAAGTCAGTTATCGTAATTTTGTATTAGTAAACGAAGGAGAAATACATATTAAATTATCTCCTCCTAAAAATTGCAAATATTTGTTTCAACAAAAAGATTATGAACATTTTGAATTTTCTTCTTCCATCAATCCATGGAACATAGATCCAAAATACAAACCGGATATTGATAAAGTTTCTTTCTTGGATATTACATTAAAAGCAAAACAAGCATTGTTTATTCCTCCTTATTGGTGGTATAGTATTCAGTTTCATGAGAATAGCAATGTTTCTTTCTTGAAATATTATACAATTATGAACAATATTACAATTCTTCCTTTGATTTTTATGTATTATTTACAAATTTATAACATAAAATTGAAGACTTTAAAAAAAATTGAAATTAAATTAAACGAGTAGAGAATGTATCATTACAGATGTCGTCAGTCAACCAACTCGTTAATTCTTTTACGGATCTTCGCATTGAAGGAAATGAAAACATGGGAGTAGTTCTCTCTTGTTCAGATTGTAGGGATGGTCATTGTATGACAAAACAACAATTCTATTTGTTAGAAGATCAATGTTGTCTTGAATGTGGAACACCCATACTACCAGAAGAAATCGCACTCTTACAATTAAGATTGGCTGGAAATGTACCTGTCCCCATAGACAGACAATTCTCAGTTCGTGCTGTTTCCGTTCGTGCTCCTTCACCTATTTCTGTCACGGATATCAGTGAAGAGCCTACGAATGTGGATGAAGTTGTCATCAATAGCGTTGAATGCGGTATTTGCCGTGAACCTTTTGATTCTTCAGCTCATCGTCTGGTTGTCTTACCTTGCGGACATATGATTTGCTTTCAATGTACTCAAAGTTCTTCCTTTCAAGAAAGTACTTCTTGCTTCTTCTGTAGAAAAGATTTTGTGAAAGATTTTGATCCTTATTATCATATTCCTGTTGAAATGAGAGATTTTAATACATGCGCAAATCGTTCTTTTGAAGGCTATCCTGGTTATCCACTCACTTGTCCTGATATTATTTATTCTACTGAACCATTACGAGCATTGAGCATCCAGAGCTTTCAAGGGCAAGTAACGTTTCAGAAAACAAGAATTTGGATCTTCTCTAATGGCGAAGCTCTACTGGTTCAACTCAACAGTCCAAATCTTGTCAAAGTATTACATCGTTGGGTTCATGTGTCTTTCCAGCTCATGAGACAAATTTCAACTCAAAGAAGTCTCAGTTGTCAAGCATCAGATACTTGTAGAGGGGTTTCCAACTGTAGTTATAATATTGAAGAAGATACAGATATGGACGATCTTCAGCCTCCTATTCCTGTTCCTCTTGGCGGTTATCAAGACTTTGCCACAGTTGAGTTTATTCCTGTTCGTGATGCTTCTATTCAATTCACTTCTCCAAGAAATGTTCAGTTTATTCAACGATCTGTCCAAGAACTAGGAGCAGTGATTGGCAGAAAAGATGAATGGTTGATTGGGCATACAATCTGTCCAGGAGGACCTATTGGCAATGATCAGAGAATTTCCCTTTGTAGAAATAGTCCGGTTGTATTTCGCAACGCTTTTCGTTCAGGAGGAATCTTCTATGATTACCAGAAGTTATTTGTTCGGATTGAAGATGGAGTTATTACAAAACATTGTCTTTACAACTTTACTCTCAAGCAAGGAAGAACAGAAGAAAATACAGACTTGACTCCTACATTGGGATTACATTCAGGAGATAGCACACCTTATATTGCGGATATGGGTTTACTTGTTCATGAGGTATTTCATTCTACCGCAGCATTACCACATCAAATTAATGGGAGTCCTTTGAAGACATTTGCTCAAGTTGCGGAAGAATATATGGCGTTGGGATATACACATTATGTGGATGTTGGTTCTTCATGGCCTTATGGAAAAACATTGAATCAACTAGCTTCTTGTCAAACCAGTTTGTTATTGTACACACGCGATACAAATGGATTACCCATTGGTTATACGCTTTCTCCTTATTTTCATCTAACCTCACAAAGTGTTATTATTGGGATTGTATCTCTAAGTTCTAACACAGACGATCGTTGTGATTATTTAACATTAGGTATTCCTTCATCAGGACATGCGAGTGATAGTAGTATTCACGTAGATCCTATTTTAGCTACATTGAATCGGTTGATTGCGTCACGTAGAGAAGAATTTGAAAGTATTTAATAAGTATATCTAATAATTATTAAATAATAAATAATAATAAATAATTTTTTTACGTAGACGTGTGGTTGGCAGAAGCACTATTATTAGATGAGTTGGATTGACTATGAGCTTGTACTCCACTACTAGAACCACTTGAATTATTTGTATTACCTGGACCAAAAGGCGCGGCAGTATAATCAGCAGCTACAAATAAACCACTTGGTCCACTATATCCACCTCTTTTTTTACTTCTTCTACGACTTCCTTTGCGTCGTCGTCCTCCTCTAGTCGTAGCATATAATTGTAGGTCAGGTCCTTGATCTTGCCCCCAATCTTTTGAATTCCAATCTCCGACATTTTGTGCTACACCTACACTACTTTGACTATAAATACCTCCTCTCATTCTGCGACTTCCCTTGCGATGCTTTTTACGACGCCTAGATCTTCCTCCACGATTAGTTACTGCTAATTGTAAATTTCCAGGTGATTGATTATTTCCCCAATTTTTTGAATCCCATTTTCCTGCGGTTTCAGCTATATTGGATCCGCTTGAGAAACCGTAAGAACCTCCCATTGTCTTTTCCTCTTCGTCTGGCGGTTGTTCTTCATCAGTATTCATAGCACTATCAGTATTCATAGCACTATCATCACCTACCTCACCCCCACGATGTTTTTTAGAATGCTTGCGTTGAAGAACAAACTTCTTCTTAGTGAAACCATAACCATGTTTCAATAATCGTTTTTCTTTCTTGGCAGACTCGTATTTTGATTTGCTAACAACTCTGCCATGTTTGTTTTTGACTAAATCATGTTTACATAGTCCTCCGGAGGTTTTGTATGCTGTTCCGTGCCAAACTTGAGCACGTGAGCCTATTAACAGCTCGTATTTATGGCCTTTCACGTGATAGTGTCCGTCGTCACTCTTGGTAATATTTTTCATATATATACTAAAGAAAATAACGCATCATAATAAATAATTACTAAATAATAATATAAAACTTGAAATTAAATAATTATAATGATAAAATTTTTTGATACTCATTTTGAAGATTATATCATTACAAATAAAAAAAATAATTTACATCCAGAATTAACTAAAGAAATAAATAAATTACCTAATACTATTGAAAAATTAAACAATATGATTTTTTATGGAAAACAGGGTATCGGAAAATATACTCAAGTTCTTAAAATCATTGAAAAATATAGTCCTAGTTCTTTAAAATATGAAAAAAAAATTAATATTGTTTGTAATAAAACTCCTTTTTGTTTTAAAATAAGTGATGTTCATTTTGAGTTTGATATGTCATTGCTTGGATGTAATGCGAAATTATTATGGCATGATATTTATAATCATATTATTGATATTATACATATTAAACCTAAAAAGGTTGGAATTATTGTATTGAAGAATTTTCATAAAATACACAATGAGTTGTTAGATATTTTTTATAGTTACATGCAGAACAATATTCAAAAACAAGTACAAATTATTTTTTTTATTATCACAGAACATATCTCTTTTTTACCTGACAATATATTACATATTTGTAAAATTCTCCCTATTAAAAAACCGAACAACACATTGTTAAAGAAAACATTTTCTCAAGACAAAGAACAATTTCACTTGAAGGATTATCATTTTTCTTCTCATACATTAGAATTTATTCCTACAATCTATCAAAACATTCTTACAGAACTAAATAAAAAACAACAACTTAACTATTACAAATTGAGAGATTATATTTATGACCTATTAATTTATGATCTAAATATAAATAAATTTATTTGGTATTTACTACATTCTTATTCTTCTCAGAAATTATTAACAAAAGAAAACATGAAAGATATTATTGTCTTTGTTCAAAATTTTTTTCTTTTTTATAATAATAATTATCGTCCTATTTATCACATAGAATTATTATTAATTCAAATTGTCTGTAAAATATATAATATTACAATTATTTAAATAAATGAATTATTATTACTTATGCTTGATAAAATATATATCATACATTTAAAACGTTCTGTTCACAGACATGAACATATGTTGAAACAAATGGAGAAACAAAACATTGAAAATTATTTATTTTTTGATGCGATTGACGCAGAAAATGATGACTTAAATGCTAATTATGATTTTTCTGTAATCAGTAAATGGAGAGATCCTTTTTCTAGAAAATGTATTACAAGAGGAGAAATTGGATGTGCTTTAACACACTATTGGGTATGGGAAGAAATCGTCAGTAATCAATATTCTCAAGTATTGATTTTGGAAGATGATGTTGTATTAGAAGATGATTTTATACAAAAACTAAAGAAGATAGAAGTTCCTAAAGACATGGATTTTTTGTATGTAGGTAGAAGAGATTGTATGTCTAAAGAACCAGAACAAGAAGTAAACAAAGATATTGTCATTCCTAAATATAGTTATGGGTTACATGGATATATATTGACATTAGAAGGAGCAAAGAAACTATTGTCATATTCTTATTTACAAAATATTTTTCCTGTAGATGAATTCTTACCTATGATTTATGATAAAAAATATCCTCATGCTTTTGTAAAAAAACATTTTCCAAATGTTTCTATGAATTGTTATTGTTTGAAAAATAATTTGGTAAAACTACATCCATTTGAAAGCAATACATTTCATACAAGTCCTTATCTTGTTACACAAGAAGATTCGTTTGTTGTTTTGAGTATGGCTAAAAAAGAAACCGATGGATACAAACGATTCGTTGAATCTTGTCAAACATATGGTCATACATATAAAATATTGGGTTTGAATACGGAATGGAAAGATGATAGTTATAAATTACTGTTGTTGTTTCAAGAATTGTCTTCATGGACGATAGAAAAATTAGAAAATACTCTTGTTTGTGTGACAGATTGTGATAGTGTTATTATTACTTCTCATGAATTTGATATCATACAAAAATACAAATCTTTCAAGTCAGACAAAGTATTGTTTCTAGCAGAAAATACATGTTTGAATATGGGTAAATTTAGTGAGCACTATCCTGAATGTGACAGTGAATACAAATATTTAAATGCTGGAGGATTTATTGGTTATGGACATAAAATATATGAACTATTAAATTACTCGTTAGAACAAATTGTTCCTTCTCATCTGAAAACATTGTTTCAAGAAAGTGATTATTGTGTTACAGATAAATGGTTGATGAAGGAACAATTACTTTATACTTTTTTGTATTTACAAAAAAAAATAATTCTAGATACAAAATGTGTTTTGTTTCAATCGTTGTTAAATACCAAACAAGATTTACATATCAACAACAATTGGAGTATTACAAATAAAAAAACAAATACAAATCCTTTTATTATTCATGGATGTGGCGATGAAACTGTTCGGTTGATATTGAATAAAGTATCCAATTATTTAGTGAATGGGTGGTCACCTGCTTTTCATTGTACTTTAACAAAAGAAGTAACAGAATTACCCATTGTTTTTATTTATTGTAAAACTACTTTTAAGAACGAGTTGTCTTATCCAAAAGAAAAAATTATTTTGTATCATGAGAAAGATTTTGTACAAAAGTTTTTAGACAGTGAAGCAGAATACTTTTTTTATTTTTTCAATGATTATATCATAGAAAATCCGAATACACTAAATATTCTCTTGAAAACAAAGAAAGATATCATTGCTCCTATGTATGTAAAACCCCATAGTTCTTGGAGTAATTTTTGGGGAGACTTGAATCAAGTTGGATATTATCAACGTTCTTTTGATTATTCTGATATTATTAGTTACAATAGAAAAGGTATTTTTAACGTTCCCTATATTCAGGATTGTTATTTATTACATAAACAAGTATTAAAAGATTATCCTGATTTGTATGAGAAAAAATTACATGAAGATCCAGATTTGAGTGTTTGTAAATATTTTAGAAATGAAAATAAATTCATGTTTGTAACCAACCTTGAAAAATTTATTAGTGAAAATAATGAAGTAAATATTTATGAGTACAATTTCAACTGGAAAAGTAAATATATTCATCCAAATGTTTTATCAGAATGGAATGACTTAGGAAATGATGTGTTTGAATTTCCATTGTTTACTCCTGAATTTTGTAAAAAACTCATCACTATTTGTAATGACAAGAATGAATGGTCTCCAGGAAAAGATTGTAAAGAGATTGACAAAAGGATTGGTGCTGTTGAACCTGTTCCTACAGTAGATATTCATCTAAAACAAATTGGGTTAGATACCATTTGGAAAAACATCGTAGAAGAAATTATTAAACCCTTGGTATATACCAAGTTTCAATTTACTACCAAACAAGTTCTTATTGCGTTTGTTGTAAAGTATTCTACGGACGGACAAAAAGAACTAAAACCTCATCATGACAATTCTAGTTATACAATCAATGTTTGCTTGAACGATGAGTATGAAGGAGGTGGATGTCGTTTTGTAAGACAAAATAAAATTGTCAACAATAAAAAAATAGGTTATTGTACTTTACATCCAGGAAAATTAACTCATTTACATGAAGGGCTAACGGTTACTTCTGGCTTGAGATATGTATTCATCTCGTTTATTCATTAAACAAATTATTTAAAAACATGAAACAATATAATTTAGTTCTTATGAAACTACATAACAGTTATAAGTTGGTAACCAAAGAAGACCCATACCATATTCATAAATCTTTAGGTGGATTTTCTTTGGTTCATTTTATTTATCGTTTTGTTTTGATGTTTTTTACAAAATCTATGGACTTAAACAATAACTATGCTCTTGGATTTGTATATATTCACGGATTACTTTCTTTAACCAGTTTTATTTTTCATCTTTCTAATGTACGAAATAAAACAGCTCCGATGATTTATCCCGAGTCTAGATTACATAGTGTTCTTTTCGCATGGAGATCTGTTCTTTGTTTTACCTTGGCATATTATAATTATTCTATATTCTATCGTTTTTTGGTTTGTTACTTGACAATGATATTGGCGGATATAACAACTCATTATTATACAAATTATAAAAACTCTACTACTATGCGTGCTATGCCTTATGACAAATCATTGACTCAGAAACAACAACAAACCATTACTCATATTCATAGTAGTCATCAAGTTTGTGCTACATTGTTTATGTTGAGTAATTTAGAAGGTTGTTTTTCTCCCTTGTTTGCCATTCAACTAGCTGCCTTTTTGATGACATTGGTTCGTAAAAACATTATTGATTCTAATAAATGGCATTTGTTTTATGCTTTTTCATTGTTTATTAATATATTTGATTATAAAACCTTTACTCTTGAGTATATTTTTATACAAAACGTATTGATGCATCTATTTATTTACTTACGATTTCATTATTCTATGAATAAATACATTGTATGGACTTTGTGTTTTACGATTTTTTATTTCTTTCAAGTTTCTTTTCCTGTAAATGATATGTCGGAAAAAATTATAAAAATCTGTATTATTACTTATTACTTGGGTTATAATATCAACAAAGTATATTGTTTAATGTAATCTTTTTGTTTTTCTTCTTTTCATTCTTCTTTTTCTCTTTGTTCTTCCTCCTTTTTTTTTACTAAAGTGAGAATAGACTACTAACCCTATATAGGCAACATACATGAGAGACAATTGTTTGATCAATACTCCGATATCTCTAAATAAAAAAACATTGTTTATTGTATTCAACGCATTTTTTAATTGAATATCTTCTGATCTATAAATAGCTTGAAATATTTGTCCAAGAGAATTGGATACTTTTAAAAAAGCAACAATATAGGTTTCTGTCAATCCACTTGTTAATACTTTCATGGTTTCTAACGCAAGAAGTCCTGATTTGACAAGTGTATCTACTATTTTCAATATTAAATAAATCTTATCATTTAATTCTTTGTTTTTTGATATGAGTGAAACACCTACTTCAGTACTAGTTGTTAGAATATCTGTTCCTGTTGAAAGAGTTACTTCTTTTGAGTCAATTATTTTTAGACTTGCTAATAGAAACTTTGGTATTTTATCCATTTTTGTGTCTTTTGCTATAGTGGTTTTGTTATTTACTTCGTCATATATTTTATTTAATGTTCCATTTATAGATGAAAATACATCTGGAAATGGTACGGTTCTTCTTGTTAAACTTTTTAATGTTCTTGAGAAGGATTTTTTGGAACGTTTGGATTTGGGAGATGAAGATGATTTATAACCTTCTAATATAGGTCTTATTTCAGGTGCTACAGTTATTGTAGATACAGATGTAGCGGATCGTTGAAAAAACGAAGGCTTCATATTGAAAAAAATGGTATTTACACCTGAAAACATATTAGAAAACAAAATCAATATCATCAAGAATAGGATTAGTTCTTTCGGACTTGTACCCCCTTTTATTAATTTAGAATCATCTATCTGTATGAATGACAAATTTTCATTCAACAATTCATAAAAAATAGAAAATATAATTTGTGTAACAATATCTTTTTTTAATATTCTTATGAAATCTTGTATGACTTCTTTATCTGTATACGGTTCTAACTCATTCAAAAAAATGGTAAATTTCTTTATTTTGCTTAACTCTGTTGAAGTCAATTGTAATGATTCTATTTCTTCCTCCATTATATATTCGTTTTATTTTTGTATAAACTACCTAAAAATTATTTTATAGTAAATGGATGAATAAAGAAAAAGCATTAGAGATATTTGGTATTGGAGATATAAATGTTAGCAAAGAAGAGTTGAAAAAAAAATATTATAAGTTGTGTTTGAAATATCACCCTGACAAAAATCATGAGAACAATAGCAAAGAAAAATTTCAAGAGATTGGATTGGCTTATCAATTACTAAATAATCTTGACCCAGATTTTATGTCGGAGAATTACGATGATATTTTAACATTGTTTGTTAAAAATATTTTCAAAGATAAATACAAAGATATTTTTCTTCCTATTATTCAACTACTAAAACAAAAATTTGATTTAGATACTATCTCATTAATAGAAAACTTAAACAAAGAAGATTTATTGAATTTGTATTCTTTTTTGATAAAATACAAAAATGTATTGTGTATTTCTTCGGATATTTTGTTGTCTTTACAGAAATTGATTGCGAAAAAATACGAAGAAGATATGATTGTTACATTGAATCCTTCTATTCATGATATTCTAAACAATAATGTATATAAATTGGTTGTGGAAGAGAAAACCTATTTTGTTCCTTTGTGGATACCTGAGGTTGTTTTTATGAAAGACAATAAAGAGTTGATCGTAAAATGTATTCCTGAATTACCTTCTCATATTATGATAGAGAATTTTGATATCATTGTTACTTTGGAGATTCCTTTTGATAAAAAATTACTGGAGAATTCTTCTTATACTTTTTTTGTAGGTGATTTTGAATATACAATTTTACTGCATGATATTGTTATTAAAAAAGAACAATATTATACTTTGAAAAAAAAAGGTGTTAGTATTGTGAAAGAAAATATTTATGATATTTTAGACAAAGGAGACATGATTGTTCATATAGTATTTATTTAATGTCTTCGTTTTCGGGATTTTCTTTTGTGGGATTTTCTTCTTTTGTGAGATTTTTTGGATTTTTTAGATTTTCTTCTTTTGTGGGATTTTCCTCCTCTTCTTGATTGATTCATAGCAATTATAGCTTCAATGTCTGAAAAAATATTTTTTATTTCTGTTATTTCTGCAATTATAGCAGCATTTAAACTATCAATATTTAACAATTTATTCTCACAAATACTAAGTTTTTCTTTAATTGCTTCAATATTAGTTATTGGTTCTTCTTTTAATGTACTAGCTAGTTCTATGATTACTTCTAATACACTGTTAGAAAGTTCTAACTTACGCATATCAACATCAACCATACCACTTGTTAAAGTTTTAACAGGTGCATCCATAAGCATCTCTACTCTATCTATTAGACCTGTTAATTTACTACTAACTTTGTTAAATTTTGATTCAATAGCTGCGCGTAGTACTTTTTTTTTTCTTTGTGTTGCGTCTATTAGTATTTTACGTGCGTTAGTAGTAATTTCTCCTTCACGAACGTTTATATAAGCTTCATTTTCTGCTCTATATGTAGGATCGGTCAAAATTTTATTTAAATCATCGCGTTCGCTATAAATCTTACTTGCTTCATCGTTGATTGCGAGTTTTGTTAATTCTAAATTTGCGCGTCCCATACTAATTAAAGTATAAATGTTACTATATGCTATACTTGGAAATGTTATTAAATTAGCAACAATACGAGCAAAAGTAAGAGATTCATGTGCTACAGTATTTGCTGCGTCTTTTTTTTCTTCGACTTTTTCTTCGACTTCTTTTTGTGTAATTAATCCGGTGGATAAAAATCTTTCTGCTTGTTCTATTTTATCATGTTGAATATTTATTTTATCAACAACACGTATACAATCTATTTCTAGATATTCCTTTTCAGTTTGTGTTTTGTTAGGCAAACGATATCCACCACCTTTTGCTTGAATTAACTCAATATATTCATTTTTAAGTAACTCTACATTACTTGAAATTTGTTCACTCGCTTCTGAAGCTGTAGTAAAATTAGAAGAGCCAGATGCTACAGACGCAGGACCCTTTCCAGGAACTGGAGGAACTGGAGGAACTGGAGGAACCCCACTAGCTGCTATTACGTTTGCTGTCGTAAACTCTGGGTCACGACCAGTTGAATTACGTCTTCCATAAAGTCCTAGTTCTGATGAATGTGTTTGTTGAGATGATTTCCCATTCCAAGTTATAGCTTTTTTATCCATATATTATAATATAATATAATATTATTATTTACAATATTCATAATTACCACAACAAACATCTCCCTAAATAAAAAACATATTTATTAAAAGATATTTATTATTAAAACCCAAACAATCCTATAAAATATTCTTTCTTCGTTTTATTAGTAAATATTGCCTCATTATATCCAAAAGTCTTATTCTTAATAATAATTTGTTTCGGAGGTTTGATAGGTTCTGCTACCTCTCTAATTGGTCTGTTATATACAATATAATTTCTTATGTTTGCGTTTGCCGAACAGTATGTTAATTTCAACGTATAGCTTGTTTCTGTTTCACTTTCAATCAATACCGCTAAAGAATAATATGACTTAGGAGTTTTTTGTATAACCAAATACAGCTCTCTTTGCGTAAACAAACAACTCCAACCAGCATGATAAATATCTCCAACAGACAATCTTTGTAAATCTATTTCCTTCTTTAATTTTAGTTTTAATTTTCTTTCGTTTTCAATCGCAATATCAATCATCTTCTTTTCAATCGCTTGAGTAAATTTTTGATGAATTAAATTTCTGCTTGTATTATTTTCCTTAATATGTTTCAACAACGTAGAATAAAACTCATGATTATTTTGTTTTCCTCTTCTTTTGAAAACCACCTTACCAAAGATTTTGTATTCTAACACAGAATTCACAAAAGTCTGACCATACTTATCTACTAAATTATCCAAATAATATTCCAACCACGCATGAGTAAACGAAAGAATATAATTACCTAGATGACGAGGTAACAACGCCAAACAATCATTTATAGTAGGCACTTGATAAACAACTATTTCTCTGGGTCCAAACCTAGACTCCATACGAGAACATTTGGAAGAAATTTGAATCGTTTGATAAGACATCATTTTGTTGTATATAAACTTTTACATAAAAAAAAGATTTCAATTTTATTCTATGTTACATTACATTACAGAAATTCAAGTATCTTGTCTTTCATCCATGGATAAATATATATTTGTCTACATTCATGCTCAAAACAAAGCTTTTGTAAATCTAACAAATAACAGTTATTCATACTTAATACATAAGCCATATGATAATATCTACTTTTTCTTTGTTCTTTTTTTTCATTGCTGATACCATCTGTTCTTTTGTTTAATTCATACGCATGAAATATAAATCCATTATGAAAGAACTTATCATATGTATCTTGTGGAATCGGATTGTTTCTATGTAAATTTACTGTACTTAAACTTCTTGAAACATAAAAGTTACTCTTGAGTAATATATCTATTATTTCTTTTCCTTGAGAAACTATTTTTTCTACATATCTAATTCCCATGCTTTTTAGTATATCATTGTTTTTCTTGTATTCTCTCCATACATTTATAGCATTCTGTTTTAAATATTCTCTATCGGTTAAAATACGATGCTCCAAATCATCACAATAAGTATACAAACAAACTTTTCTTTCTTTGTTGTAATACGAATCAAACTTACCACACGCAACACAAAATTGCCATTGTCTTTGAGTCCAAGGCTGTGATTCTATAAAGAAAGTCAAACTAGTCATTGGATAACATGTGTATTTATAACCTCCACCATTCTCTTTCAACTGTTCAATCAGAACAGATTTTTTTTGTTTGGTTTGAAGGATTTGTTTTTTCTCGTTCTTCGTACGAAGAATTTTTTGGTGTTCCTTGCGAATCATTTTTATTATATACCTACCTTGAAAATATTTGGAAGTGAACTCCTTTTGAACGAATTGGTATTTGTAACTCATGTTGTTTTGTTTCTATTTTTTATTCATGAAAAAAGATTTCAATTTTTTAAGGAAAAAACATTTTATACAAACAAACAAAGATACAAAGATACAAATATACAAAGATACAAATATACAATTTTAGTACAAATTTAATCAACTTCCTCCACTTCTTCCTCCTCCTCGTAGTGTAAGACCCTGGTGATTGAGCCCTCCAAATACTCGTAGATCATGTCTTTGACCCATGGATGAACAAGCAATAATTTACAATGTTGGTATTCAAAGCAATATTTTTGTAGTTCCAATGTATGAAAATCTCGGTTGTAGAAATAGTTAGAGAGAGTTCTCGTGTATGCCTCCAGTGTCCAAATGCGTTGAGTGGATGAATACCTTTGAGCGATCGTAGTCCAATGTAGCCGTTGTCGCTGAACTTGAAGAAATTCACACTGAAACATTATACGCTGAAATCGTTGCTCGCCTAACAATGCTTCTCTGATGTAAGTTAGTTTCAAATGCTCTTTTGAATGATATTTCATGTCATCCAAGCACTTGACTTTCCCGCAATGTGTCTGATGATCCAAATCCAAACAAACGATGCTGGCCGGAACTGTCTCATCTTCGTCGTAGTATTTATGCGGACCAATTCTCGTGAAATTCCCGCAAACAGTACAGAAATGATTCTCAAAGTAGTAATTGTCGCCTTCCACTTCCAGCACGAAGATGAACTCACCTGAAATATTATTCCTCACATAATTCTGTGACAGCATATTTATTAAATCCCTCTTCCTCTCTTCCTGACGATGCTGAATCAAAATATTCTTATACGAAAATTTCTCAGTTGACATGATGCTCACACACACAATTTTTACCAAAGGTGCTTTTGTTTATAATAAAAAAAACTTTTCAATTTTTTTATTATAAATATAAATTTTAATAACTTGAGAAAATTTTAGTAAAAATCATATTCTGTTAATATATCTCCATAACTACTTATCTCATCTATTATAACTTCTTTATTTTGTTGTCTATAATAAGAAACAACAGGAGAAATATCAATATTATTTTTTTTGACAAGAACAATTTTTTTTATTTTTGATGGATAAATTAAATGAGACAAATCTGGGTCGTTTACGTTTATTGCTAGTAGTATTAATTCTTCTAAATTTGGAAATTGTTTAACTACCTTCAACATATCTGCACGAGGGTCTACAAACATTAATATTTTTACGTGATTATTTTTTAAATGAGATAGTAATGAAAAATCAATAGGATACCCGTGCCTATTATAATAACTTAAATCATCAAATGATAATCTTAATTTTTCTAATTTATAATAATATTTTATATCTGTTGTTGGAGAATTTAATACCAATTTTTTACTATTAATAGGATAACTAGCGTGATAAGCAAAAGAAATAGAATACACTTCCTCCTTAAGTTTTTTAATTTCTTCTTCTTGAGAAATATATTTTATTTTTAATTCTTTGATTTCTTGTTGAGATTTGTACTGAAGATAAAGAAGTCCAACAATAATACATATCCAAGAAATGATGGTTCCAAACATGTTTGCTTTTGTTTATTCATATGAATGACAAAAAACATTTCAATTTTATAATAACAA